ACTACTACCTCCTTACGATTTCCCCATTTTTTCTTCCCACCTGTATCTTACTATGTATAGAATGCAAATTTTGTGATATTTTGTCGAACACGCCTTGATATATGAGAAATTTAACAAAATTTGTCATATAGTGTTATCATTTTAGCAATACATATCGCTCAGCTTTATAGTTTACATTTCAACAATTAACAAAGGTATCGCCTTTTTTTATGTCACCCGCAAAGAAATCATAGCATATATTTCAGCAATTGCGGGAGAAACTTAACAAATTGCGGATAGTAAGCCTTAAACTTTTAACATGCGGTGTTTTCTTCTCACAGTATCCTTATTGCACAGATACAGTATGTTGCTTCCAAATATAAAAAGACACTGATCACAGTGTCCACGATTTTCATATGGTATCGCGTACGGGATTCGAACCCGTGATACAGCCTTGAGAGTAATGCGGTAAAAACTCTCAATGTGTCAAAACACGATAAAATAAGGCTTTTCGTGATGCTATGTGTCACTACATACCCCCTTGTTTCAACATGTAATCTAGAGAAAATCTAGAGAATCTAACCCTTCCTGAAAAACTGCATATTCTTTTTCCGTCTTTCTTCTTCCATGTCAATAGGATTTATGAAGTGCATATACACTTCTTCAACCATTTTAGTATCTTTATGGCCAAGAAATTTAGCTACATCTACTTTATCCATACCTTTTTCTAATAGCATTGCACAAGCTGAATGTCGCATACCATGTACTGTGATCTTTCTCTCAATACCATTGATTGCAATACTATCATTCTCTATATTCGTTAATGCCTTGAATTTATTGAATTGATTGTTTATATTGCTGCTAGGTATGGGTTTAGGCTCTTCGCAGTAATAATCAAAAAATATATATTGCTCTGGATCAAACAAACCATGCAGCTGCAGGAAGGTCTTCAGCTCTTTTAAATCATCTGAAAGTTGCTCATGCATCGTACATATACGTACACTATCGTCCGTTTTAGGTTTTGTGTGAACCTTCTTTCCTAATATTTCAGCATTGTCTTCGGCATATTGACTGTCAATCTTTATACATTCCAAGTCAAAAGCATCACTACCTGCAATAATGTCAGACCATTTACAACCTCTGGCCTCTCCTTTTCTACTTCCAGTATAAAACACAAATGAGAAGAATGCCCTATACAGTATAGTTCTAAAATCAACGATGACATCTTCACTATCTTTCTCTTTGACTTCTAAAGGATAATTTTTGTAGTTGTCTGTAAATACTGCTTTTGCATATTTGTCATATTTTGACCTGAATAACTCATATTCTTTCTCTGAAAAGAAATTTCTTATAGCTTGCTTACTTGTTTGAAGCTTCCCTTCAGGTGACACCTTTATGTTGTTACAAAAATCATATGACACCCAACCATTATCCCTCGCATACAGGAAAGTCTTATCTATGTGCCCAAATATATGTTTAATAGTATCTTTTGAATATACAGCTGCATATGCTTTGTTGATGGCAAATTTGAGATTCTTAACATCCATGATCGTCATATCTTCAACATTCATATCACCGATACCTTTATAGGGCAGCTCATCGTTTCTCCCTATAACATACTTCATGATATTGGTTTCATACTTTTTGATAGTTCTCGGACTTTTCCCACTAAGCTTGTATTGTTCTATCATCTTCTCATAACACTTGTCAAAAACAAATCTGAAGGAATGTTTGTCCAAAGTCTTATATACCCCTGTCATTGACCTTGCTTTGGCCTTTTCATCGTTTATGAAATCTAATACCTTTTTCGTAGTATTAAATTGAGGTGTCCATTTAGGTTTTTGAGCTACTCCATCTATAGTCAATTGGTATTGCTTGGAGAAATAGTCTTTTCCTAGTTCTGTCTTCTTATAAAACTTATTTCCGCTTTTATCTGTAAAATTATAGGCTCTAGTAGCCATTAGAAATCACCTCCTTGATTCAGTACCATTGTATCACCATAAGGGCTGTTTCACAATAAAAAAAAGACCACCTCTCACAAAGGAGAAGTGGTTATTTTAATTGAATTGCTTTTTGAACTCATCTAATATATCGTATGCTGACGTATCAATTGTAAAATCGTCAACGTGTTCTTCTATCTGCTTTAAGAGATTGATAGCGCTTGCCTTTATCTCTTCAGCAAATTTTTGCAAGGAAATGTCATTAACCTCACTAAACTTACCAGTCTTTATATCAATTAGGATTTTTGCATCTATACTATCAGGATGCAATGCATCCCTGTAAGGCACACCATAGTATAGATCTCTTGCAAAAACGTATAGTCTAAAAGTATCATAAAGTCTTTTGTTGATATAACTATCATCAAGACTCAATGAATCACACATTATAACAACATGCTCTAATATGTCTAACTGCATCTTGCACTGATTTGCTTCTGATAACCTATTAGCATTTCGAATCAAAATATTTAATCTATCGTCTTTAATAATTTTAAAATCGGTAAATAACACTTGTGTAATGTTCCATGTGTTATAAGCTAACCAATTTGCAAAATAATCTTGTGCATGAATTTGGATGCGATTTTTATTATCTGTATCCATTTCAGTATTCATATAGGAAGGAAAACTATCATCCGCTTGTACAATTACCACTGTATCCAAATTGCTTCTGTATTCGTCTGTTTGAAGGCTTAAACCGTAATTCTGACTGCCAATAACGAATATACCTAACACTTTAAGCTGTGGGTACTTTTGTTCTACATATTCAAGATGCTTTTTCACACCTTCCATTATTTCTTCTTTTTCAAATTCTTCCATCTGTTCTCCAATCATCGTATATCTTAAGAGCATTACGGTAAGCAAACCATAGTGCAACCAAAGCTGTCACATCAATTAGGATGTGAACAGCTCCAAAAACAGCTAATACCCTTTCCATATTACTTTATAGCTCCTTCAATCATGCGTTTCATCATTTCATGATTCCATTCATACTTCCTTAATCTATCGGTTAAATCACTATTTATCTTTTTTAATGTATCAATTCTCGATTCAGCCATTTCTATTTCTTTTATGTAATAATCCTCAGCATATATAGAAGTTTCGTTAATTTCATCTTCTGTTAAAATCACTAAGTAATCTCTTTCACAACACTTAAAAACGTATGAGTTGACAGGTATATGCATATCTATCTTTTCTGTCTTATAAAACAGCTCACTTGGACTACCTTTATATTCTTTATAGTATAAATAGCCGTCTCTATAAAGTCTCTCTGCCCACACAGGTACATAGAATGCATCATTTGAATCAATTAAATCCCCGTCATACATAAACATAGCTTCAACTTCTTGTCCTTTGATATATAAACTCATCATTATACCTCCAGTATCCTATATATTATTTCTTCGTATACATCTTTCTTACATGGATAAAACTCGCCTTTCACGTCTTTAATGATGTAATCACCTGCTTTAGCTAAATGATTACCCTCTAGTGTATGTATTACAATACCATTTTTCTTCCAAACCATTCTCATGTAATCATTGAATGGGTTATCGTACTCTGGAAAGCCTCTTGGTATCTGCACAGTCTGTCCTATAAAGTTTAAGCATTCAGTTACAGACTTATAGCTTAAATCTTTTAAATGATATGCTTCTACTACAACCAGTTTCTTCCTTACTTCCATATGATTCCTCCCTCTTGATAAAAAAACAGCTGCTCTTCTGCTTCCTCATAAGTTTTTACAAGATCAGTAATTGGATATCCGGTATGAACTATACATTCACCATATTGGTTTATCATCACTATTATTGGTAACGGCCAAATATCATCACCATCCAAATATATATCAACTATTGTCAACTCTTGTATAGCACCACCGTGGGCAGAAAAAAGTTTAGATCCTCTCTTTATCATAATGCTATTCTTTCCTTTATGATTATGATTCTATCGAATCCTTCACTCAATTTAGGGAAGACATATCCTTTATTCATTCTATCAATAACTTCTGAAGGAGAGGTCTTCCATTCTTTTCCAGACCTCTTTTCTGCACGCTCCTTACATATATCAATTGGTGTCTGCATGACATGACATTCAACCTTATAACCATATTCTTTTGCCAACTCTACCAATTCTTTTCTATACCTTGGTTTTAAAGCCGTAGTATCATAGACAACATCTATTCCATAGGCTAGAAAATACCTTAAGGTAAATATCGCAACAAAATGCACATACTCTTCTTCTTTCGTAATACCGAAAATTTTTTTGAGAGCAGTTTCTCTGATAACATCTTTTGATACTACTATACGCCCTAAAAAGTTCTTCTTGATGTACGTGCTTTTCCCACTACCTGGCAATCCACACATAATCACACACTTGTTCATTATGATCCCACAAATATCTGGTGAAGACGATTCTGGAGATAATCATTACCAGTCTTCACCTCATCATCTTGTGGCATTTGAAATACAGCATTCGTATTGTGTGATATATGTTCAGCAATACAATCTAATACACAAAGGGCTTTTTCTTCAGAAGTGTAGACTCCTAAATTATTGATATAGAATATTTTCTCATATTTTTCTTCATACCCCATTACATAGAGAGACTCTACAAGTATCTTATGTGTTTTTTTATCTTGATAATAAACTTCTATTGAAAAATCATCGCATGATGACAGACAAGTTCTGTCTTGGCTACGAACCCATACCCTTTCCGTCATTCTAACACCACAAATTCGAAGCAATCTAAACATGCATTTATAGTGTTGTATGTACGTGTTGTCTTAATATACTGTCCATCATTCACTTTGACATAGAAATATACTGGCCGAGCTGCACCTTTAGAGTTGTTACCTACAGGTCTTAAAATAGTTGCCACCCTTATTACATCTCCAACTTTTAAATTATCAAAGCCTATTGCTTTTGTTTTCTTGATTATTCTTTAGATTTGTAATGGTTTAGTTTCCATTACTGTAAATCTATCCGTTCTAACTTCCATTGCTTTACTCCTTTTCCTTTACTACTGTTTCACCTAAAAATAATTTTCTAAAGATTGATTCAAAAATTGGAACCGGTATGCTATTCCCCGCCTGTTTGTAAAGTGGCATACAAAATCTTCCATTTTTTTTATGTACTGAACTAGCTGCATAAAAATCTTCGTCTTTATATCCTTGCAATCTCCAACATTCAAGCTCTGTTAAATAGCGATATCTTCCATTACCACAATCAATGACTTGCGCTGGCGTCCTGTCTTGGCGTGTTGTAATTGTGTATGCAAAATCTTTAATTATGGTTGTTCTTTTAATGTCATTTCTACCAATTCCATTTAAAACACTAGGCTGAGTTACATCATACACATGTGACACTTCTTCATTCGGCAGCAAGAAATCGTCAATATCTCTCATAGGGGTTCTAATCAAATCGTCAAAATTAAATTTCTCACCATCTAAGCAACTGATTGTGAAAATTCTTTGTCTGTATTGTGGCAATCCAAAATCTCTAGCGTCAAGGAGAGCAAATGAATTTGCGTATCCCATTGATTCCATAACTTTTAAATACCGTTCATGATTTGCTACCATGTGTTTAGAACGTACATTTTTCACATTTTCCCATATAACATATTTTGGTTTCCACTTCCCCATTTGTTCAATTATATGTATTGTTTCCCACATAAGAGATGATGTTGTACCACTTCCTTCATCCCCTCCTGCGCCAATATTTATTCTACCGTCAACTGCTCTAGCTTTGCCTTGATGGCCTGCTATTGAAAAGTCTTGACAAGGTGATCCATGTATCAAAATATCTGGCTTTAAATTCCAGCCAACTACAGACTGCGTTTTATATCTTAATTCAGATGAAAACATTGCATTATAGCTTCTCACAGCCTTTTCATCAATTTCTACATAGTCTATTGCTTTTACTGGAACACCTATATTACGAAGCGCACATCGAGGTGATCCTATACCACCAAAAAATTCAAGTGTCTTGATCATTTCACTATCTCCAAAATATCAGTTGGATCATTTTCAGTCCCTGTTAAGACAAATCTGCACTTCAGCCCTTGCTTTGCTAGAATGTTCAGAATTCTCTTTTTCCCATATCGTGATATGTTTGTTATCAGCCATACCTTATGCCTCTTTTAACAAATCCGGAATATACCACGGTTCTTCGTCTTCCCATTTGCACCATGTAAAGGGTTCTTTGGAAAAGAGCTGGAAATTGGCAGAATCACTAATTTCATGGCAGTATTCACTTACCCAAACCAGTTCATTCTTTATTGGCTTTCCATCATGTGCATACAAGTCTCCACCTTTATCTCTAGCAATCCAACAACTTCTATATGCAGGCTTTAAAGCTTTTAGGAATTCTTTTTCAAATGGAGCTAATTTCGGCAATTCCTTTCTTTTCCAAATAGAGATTAGACCATCTCCATTTAATGTGCACTTTTCCAAATCTGGTATAAACACTTCGATTATGTCGCATTCTGTGAACTCACAATCTGTCATATCATCATTGTATTCTTTGAATTCAAAATATCCACATTTGTCAATAAATATGCCATCACTTGAACTTATAGATACGTGGTCTCTCATAACAAGAGACATGTCACCATTCCTTGACTTAACCCACATACCCGTTTTCAAATCACTCAGTTTCATTTTCTTTCCTCCTCATAAATATCATGATACGAAACTCCAACAGCAATGGCAGCCCATACATCTTTAGAAACCCCATAGAACCACCCCGGGTTTTTCTTTGTGCCTACAACACCGAACCTATCTATCAATGCTTGTCGTATATTCCCATCTTTGGCTTTCATATTCCCACATAGATTCAACTTCTCTTCTCTACGCATAATATAGACAGGTTCTTTACCAGTGTATTGGTGATACAACTCTGTAAATCTTCCAATCCATACACATGTATCAAACACCGTCTTTCCTGCAGGCATTCCTGTGCCATAGTGTCCAATCATTTCGATTACAAATGGCATCCTCGTATGATCCAATTCATAATGATTCTTTATAATTTCAGATAGTTCTTGATTTTCTACTTTGCCAAACTCAATAGGTCTTAAATCTTCATTTAAAACTGAATATGCACTATACACGTTGCCCGGGTCTATACTAAATATCATTTTCTAATACACACTCCTCATATTGTGCGAAGATATTCAAGAAATTCATTGGCAAGAACCATCCAATATCATCGTAAATACCATCCTTGCCATTCTTAATGTATATTGGATAGATTTTCCCTATTGTTATTTGATCTTTACACCAGTTATGGATGATTATTCCTTTACCTGTTCTTTTTTCTTCCACGCTTTACACTCCTCTGCACCAGTTTCTTGATAATATAGCTTTCAAATCTGTTTAATTTTATTTTTAACATTTCGTTTAGCAGAGAATCTGGATTCCGTCTTTGATAATTCAAGTTGATTGTTTTGACTCTAGCATTAAGCTTACGCCGAGCTTCTTCCTTTTTATTCTTCACTTTTTCCCTCTTTTCTGCTGCACCGTTTTGGTCTGCTCTAGGTATTTACTTAAAAGCGATACTCCTTGAATGATTCCTTTATATTTTGCAGAAGCGTCTTTAGTCACTCTGCATACAACGCATTTCCCATTCTTTAAAATATCTGAGAACTTAGAATAATTATTAGAGAAAACTACCAAATCGCCCATTTCACCATTTATATCAAGATTCACAAAACACATCTTTTGACCCTTATTCTTACCGTTTTTTACAATTACATCTTTAACATTGACAATAACACCGCCAAGCCATCCATCTTCATCATCCTTAACGTTATCCCAATTAGGTATGAAAACACCTTCAAATGGATCACCAGATAGGAATGTGTTTAAAGTCTCCATTTCCCACTCTAATTCATTCCCTTCACAGTATTTCTTTTTAAATACTTCCCATCCATTTTCTAACCTATATTGATTTATACACTTTACTACCAACTCTTTATTATCTTTATTTTCTGGAGTAGTCAGACCTAATTTAAAAGCTTCTTCAATGAAAGCTTTTTTTGCATTTTTTATAGGATGCTTTGCTATTTTCCTATCTATTTTTTTATCCCAAAACCTTTTTGTATAATACATTCTAAAACAATCAATTTTACACTCAGTTCCAAAAGCACCTGCTTTAATCAGAGCATTTACGTCAGATATATCAACTTTTGAATATACTTTATCAAGAAAGTCTTCAAAGTCACTATATGGTCTATTATTCATAACAGCTTCATAGCCTTTACTTGACAATCCTTTTACAAATCCAAGGCCATACAAGACTCTATTATTCTCCTTATCAGGCGTAAATGTTTCACTTGATAAATTTATATCTGGGTTATCTAACTTCATTCCCATTCTCTTTAGCTCATTAAGGAGGGCTGCTGATTTTTCTTTATCTTCCTCTAACGATAAGCTTGCGGTCATGTATTCTATCGGATAATGTGTTTTTAGATATGCAGTCAGATATGACAACAAGCTATAAGCAACTGCATGACCTCTGTTAAAGCAATACTCAGATTGTTTTTTTAGCAGCTTCCATATAGTCTCAATTTGCTCGTCCAGCCAACCTCTTTCTTTAAGGCCATTCTTGAATTTCTTTTTCAGGCTCCTCATAACCGCTTCAAGCTTCTTTCCAATCGCTTTTCGTCCAGTTTCCACTTCTTCTTCAGGGAACCCTGCATATCGGAGTAATGCCAGTGCTTGTTCCTGATAAAGCAACACGCTATGTGATTGCTTGAAAATTTCTTTTAGATCATCATGAATGACTGTGATATCTTCTGGATGTAATTTATTGTGACAGTAGTCGGGAAAAGATTCTTTTGTGCCTGGTCTATTTGCACTATTAACTACGATGATATCCTCAATGTTATCCGCCTTAGCTGCTATAAGCATCCTACGAGCTTCTAGTGACTCCATCTGGAAAACACCAGCTGTATACCCTGTCTTGTATATTTCGTTGTACACAGCTTCATCTTTAAGGTTTAAAGTATTTATATCAACATCACTCCAAGTCAGCCCTGATAGATTGAGTGTCATATCGACAACGCTCAAGTTTTTGAGACCCAAGCAATCCATTTTGATAAGCTTGATATCGTCCATTAAAGAGTGCATTTCATCTTCATACATAACTTCGCCATCTTTATTGTTACAGATAGAGCAATATTCAGTAACAGGTTTAGGCGTTATCATTATGGCCGATGCATGACATCCACGAGATTTAGGAAGTCCACTTAAATGAATTACACTGTCAAACCAAGCTGGGTATTTTTTGTGTAAATTTTCTAATTCCTCATTCCCTTTTATTGCATCTTTTAAGGCAACATCTTTTTCAATTTCTTCTCCATTTTCGTCTACTACTTTGATAACTGGTATGATTTTTGCAACATGATCTCTCAGCTCCTGAGGTATCTGTCCGAAGTATGGACTATCAGGTTTATCGTTGAAGACCTTGCCAAGGTCTTTTATTGCTACCTTGTTTGTAAATGTATTGTAGGTTGAAATATTGCATACGTTTTCTTCCCCAAATAAATCTCTGAATACTTGCACCATTTGAGGACGATGTATTTTACTGACATCAAAATCATAATCTGCCAAGGTGCCTTTTCTGCCAATGTTTGCAAATCGTGAAAAATCTAAATCCCATCTTACACTGTCTATCTGTGTAACATTTAGCATATATAAGCACAGACAATTACCCCCTGATCCACGACTGTACCCTAATGGAATATCTCGTTTTCTACATTCATCAGCTATCATACTCAGCATTATAAGGTAATCAACAAAATCAAGTTCGACAAGCACTGGTATTTCCATTTCTATTCTGTCTTTTCTCTTTTGCTGCTCTTCCTTGTTCATATGCCCAAATTTCTCGTTAAAGGTCTTATAACACAGATATCTGAGATAGTCTTCAGAATCGAAAAAATCATCAGGTACATCTATATGAGGCATTTGATTGTCATTATCAAGACCAACATCAACCTGCTCGCACATATCCGCTATTTCAGTAGTTGCTTCAATCCCCTTTTTTATCTGCCCTTTCGTAAACTGGTTGCCCAAAGTATTATATATATCGCTGTCTGTCTGCATATAGCAATCTATGTACGCTTCTCCTACTTCTCTATGTCCAATAGCTTCAACAAACATCGAATGATATTTCATATCTTCTTTTCTTATCATATGTGCATCTGTAGTAATAACATATGGTAAGTCGTTTTCAATGGCAAAGTCATATATGAGCCTATTTGCTTTAGCTTGTTCTGGTGTATTATGTGATTGTATTTCACAATAAACATTATCGAATGTCCCACACAGATCATCTGCGTATTTCCACGCCTCTTCCTCCATTTTCTGTGTTAAATATTTACTCAAGCGACCTGCCTGACAAGCCGTGCAGCAAATTAGACCTTCACCCCAACCATTGTTTTTAATCCTGTTGATATCAATTCTTGGTTTTTTGTAAAAACCATCAGTATTCGCATAAGAAACTATTTGAATCAGGTTGTGAAGCCCTATATTATTTTTTGCTATCAATAATAAATGGTATCTTGGCTGACTATATTCCTTTGTATCAGACCGCCATTCATCATCATCAACCTCATAGATTTCACAAGCTGTTAAACATTTGATACCTGCCTTCCTTGCTAATTTATGTGACTGAATCATTGCTGCTAGAGTACCATGGTCAGATATGCATACAGCTTCATGATCGTTCTCTTTTGCGAAGCCTACAATTTCTTCAATAGTCGCTGTAGAATCACCAAGTGATAAACAGCTGTGGGTATGTAATGACGTACTCATTATTCCTCCAAGACGTAATGAAAGATTCCATTTTTATGATTTATGTCAATTATGGTATTACCTGCATCATCTCTGTCTACCACCAATATGTCAATTTTTATATATAAAGAATCTAAGATATCATAAATCATTTTTATTGCCTTAGCTCGGTCTTCTACATCACATATATATTTCTTCTCATGAGGCTTTTCCCAAAATAATCTCATAACTAATCCTCCGTCATATCAATCCAAATCACACAACTGCTATCACTTTCACTTGTTTTAAGCTTTTTCATTTCCTTCTTGATATCTTCTTTTGTAATGTTATATTTTGTCAAATCTAACCAAAAAGATTTTGAACTATCGTTTAAAATTACATGTGCTCGATATTTATTTGAACTATTAAACATAAAACCTTCTATCTTCCCACAATACTCATCGCAAATTAGCATTATATTCATTTTCAAGCCTCCTATCGCTTTATATAAGAAGCGTTGTAATATTAAATGACTATGTGTTAGACACTACTATTACAACGCTACAATCAATCATTTCAGGGATTAAAACAACTCTGGTTTCAATTCCTTTATCCTTTTTATTACTACCTGATTTAATGTTTTAAAATCTACCTTTGGACATCTGAATTTTTTTTACAAAATTATATGTTTCTTCACATATAAACTCATGCCAGCATGTTGATAACAGCATTGGAATAACCTTATGCCTTTCAATAAACGGATCGTCATTTAGGATTTTTGCATATTCTTTATTAACAAAATCTTTAGTGATATACAAAGTAGCTATCTCATTTTCTAATTCGCTATTAGATACATCCTTTAGTCTTCCTTTTACATTGGAATGATTATTGAACTCATCATGCAGGACTTTTGCCCAGATAATATCCCCATATGGATTTTTGTAAGTGTAGTTTTTAATTACGATTCCCTCACCAAACTCTCCTTTTTCTGGATCAACTAAAAATTTATTACCATTTACCAATTCCTTGATTTTTTCTGCAGTTAAATCACTTCCGTCACCCTCCCACAAATTAGGTACATAAGGGATTCCATATGATTCTAATTCAGCGTGTAACGTGCTTGGAACCCAATAAGATTCATCTTCTTTCATAGCATCAAATACATATGGAACTCTCCAAGCATCATCAAAGTAAGTGCGAAGTGAATGAGGGACTAAATACTCCATATACAGTCTTGTTCCCTTATGTTCTAACAAGAATTTTCTATACTCTATATGCGATTCTATATAGTTTATAAGACCCCTATCATTTTTTGTTCCTTTCTCGTATTCTTTATTTCTCCCTGCAATATGTATACAGTCATTATCATCAAGGTAAATGGTCGTATTACAACCATCTATTTTGGGCTGAACATAGACATAGCCGTTCAATATTCCTTCTGTCGATGTAGTCCCTAAACGACCTACATGTTGATATTTTTTAAAATCCATCCACTACTTTCCTTTCACGACAACAGAGTCAGCGCCTTGTACTTCTACCCATCCATGTTTTAAACGAGCTTCTGCATTCTTCATTTCAATCAACTCTTTTGTAATAGACTGACTTACAACACGATTTGCCTCTGCCTGTCCCTTTGCTTTTTCAATTGCTACTGCTGCTTCACCTTCAGCCTTTACCTTGTTAGTATTTGCCTGCGCTTCGGCCGTTGCCATATCTAACTCTGCCTTTTCCTTTTCCTGCTTAGCCTGCACTTTAGCATCAATTTTCTTCATGACCTCTTTCGTTGGTGTTGTCTTAACGATATTTGCTTCTACAATACGGATACCATAAGCACTATTCAATTCATCATCCAGTTGTTTCTTCAATTCCTCATTGATTTTGTCTGTCACCGGATACAGCTCTTCAACACTATAATTTGCAATAATAGCTTTTGTAGAAGAGATAATCTTGTTAGACATGTAATGCTCTACAATATATTCGCCTGTTTTACCTTTAAATTTCTGGTAGATTTCAGGTACACGTTCCTCGTCAAATTTGTACTGAACCTGCAAATTTACTTTGATAGCTCCTCCACCTTTTGCAACACCGTCAATATGGTGATCTTCAAAATCATCTTCATCGACATCTGAAGGTTTATCGGATGTCAGCATCAACTGTTCCTGCGAAACATTATATTTGTTGACATTCTGAAATGGTGAAATAACATGGAAGCCCTGCTGAAGAGTGTCATCCAACGTACCATTTCTTAAATCATATACAACGCCAACTTCTCCGGGGTTAATTGTCACAAAGCTTCCCGTGGCTACCATACCTAATGCTCCACCACCAACTAATACAACTGCTCCGATTCCTAATCCTAATGCAACGCTTTTTGTTTTACTCATTTTTCTTTACCTTCCTTTTCTCTTTTTTCATTTTCTAATTCTTTTTCATGCTTTAATTCTTGTTCGTATTTATGAACATCCTTCAGACCTCTCATCATCAATCTGAAAGCACCATATACCACTATCGCAAAGAACATTATTGCTAACGCATAAACGAGGAAATTTATAACTATCATCCCTGCACCTTCTTCGTTCTACGCTTTCTTTTCTTTGAAGTTTTCAATATTCCAAGCATCTCAATCGCTATAACACTCCAATTCTCCATCTTGCTAATTAAATTATGTAGTTCCTCAACGTCTAACCAAGAGCCTTCTAGTTTGTCTGTTTCCCTTATCTGTACCTGCTCTGACAGGCTCATTTTAACTAAATAGCAAATATGTACTTTTGATACCTCTTCTTTATCATCTGTGAAAGCTCCAATCGCTTTGAAATGACAATCTCCTTTATAAGTTGTCTCTTCTGCCAACTCTCTCTCAACACAATTAGTAATAGTAGCTTGAAAGTCAATAACCTCGATTGCTCCTGCACCTTTTACATAATCGTCTAAATTTACATGTCCACCGGCACCAATCGAATACTGATTTACCAATCGCTCATCACCCTTAATTCGCTTCGTTACAAGGTATTTTCCATTACATTCAAGCACAATATAAGGGATGACCTGTTTTAGCTCTGTATCGCTTTCAACGAGGGTTCTATCCTTGAAGAAACCATGATGCTGCACTGCATTTATAAGTGCCTTTGTATCGTTGTCAGATACTCTTCCCCAAGCAGCAAGGTCTTTATTTTCAACAACCAAAACCTTTTCATCTTTATATACGTTAATACTGACCACCTCTTCTTTCGTCTACAATTTGCACAATTCTGGGCTTTTAAAAAAAATCATATTGACACCCTATTATGAGTTGGTAATTCTATATCGCTTCTTCTATAAAATTGAGCATCATCACATCTTAAGTCTCCATATGCTCCAAATTCGCACCACGAACAAAATGGCGTACTTGAAGTGGTGTATGTACTAGACGTGTACATTCTTTTGAATATTGAAAGTAATTCAGTTTCAATATCCTTAACAGTTCTTTGCTTAGATTTTAATTGTCCTTTTCTTTTGCCTGTTTTAAAATAATCACACTCTGCGCTGTTATCGTCAATCGCTAAAGGCTGTACATCTTGCAGCTGGTCAAACCTAGTAAAGTAATAACAACAACGTTCAGGTAGTCTACCGTACACACTTTGAATAACAAGAGAATAAATAGGGAGCTGCAAGTTAGTTCTTAGCTTAATTGGCTTGAATAAAGACTTCCCTGTTTTATGGTCAATTACAATAATACCTCCTGTCTCTCGGTCTTTAAGCACTAGATCTATAAACCCGTTTAATATAACTTCATCATACAAATTCTTTTGTTTATCACGTACTTTAAAAGGCAGCTTAATCGGTAATCTAAATTCAAGTTCTTGGGCTAACACATCACACTTATTAAGTAATTCTGCTAATTCTCCATCGCCAGTCACTAGACCTTCCATCATTGCTTTGTGCTGCTCAACGATTTCATCATCAATATCTTTGAACTTGATTGTACGCTTATTGAGATTGCTTTGTACTAGATCAACCGCCTCAGCTATCGTCCATTCATAGCCTTCAGACAAGCGTTTGCAGTATTCTTCAATTGATGCATGTACTTGTGTTCCCAACTGTGTTGATTCGGTGTCATCACTTTTACCATATCCTTGTAAATATCTATACATCCACCTTCTTGGGCATGTGAGAAAAGTGTCTAATTGAGAGTAGGAAACAGCCAGTATTCTAAATTCACACCCATTCTTATCAAGGAATGTTTTAAATATCTTAGTCGGCATCTACAACCTCCTTATCTTGAATTTTCATTCTGGTTTATATCCCACCAATACAACATACTCAGAATGAAGTATGTGAATTTTTTTTCCTTCACAATATACTTCACTTGGACATACTCTCTCAACCTTTAATATATCGTCCTTTTCATAGTAACCTCCTGACATTTCAGGTGATACAATCTTTATATATTCACCGACCAAAGCTCTTCTTTTTTTCTCTTTTACTTCTTTAAATTCTACATTTTTAAGGAGTCTTCTTATATCTTCATATGTATATCCATGCTTCTTGCAAATGCACATCATAATACCTTTTTCAAGATCAAATTCTTCATTGCTACATTTTGACACATGTTTTTTACCATCTTCATCAAATAGAATTGTAGCTTGATTTGAAACCAATACACAGTCCTTCTTAAGTCTTTTAACCAAATCAAAGTATCTTGGATCTAAGTCAAAGTAACATTGTCCATAATTATCTAATGCAGACTCAATAGTTTTAGCTTTGAAAGAACCATCTTCATTAACAGCTGTAACTCTACCAACCCACTTGTTTTCTAGTGTTGTGCTTCTATACACCAAAGACAACTTATTAGCTCTTACAATATCTCCTATTTCAACTTTCTTCATTTTTTTCTATTTCCTTTCCTTAATTTTTCAAACCCTTTATTCAACTTCATTTAGTCACCATTTTCTTAAAATCTTTCCACATTTCCTTTGTCTTATCTGGAAATATAAACTTTACTATAGCTGTACCAATCAAAATATTCGGGACAATGACATACCATAATACTCCAATAAAAGCTCCGCATATTATAGAGAAAATAATAATCAAAAGTGTCAGAACGATGTCATAGCCATCTACTTCGTGTGTACATTTATTTCTATAATAATTCTTTATTATGAAAATCGTAACGACAGGGGCGGCTATAGAAAATATCATACTGACACCATAACTAATTTCTGCCATCTTTCCACTCCTTCCAAAACTGTTTGAATGTGTTCCAGTATATAAACAATAGTACCCCACCAACTATGATAATAATTGGAATAACAACAAACCAGAAAAGTCCTATAGTGATCGCAATAAACTCACTAACAAAGAAAATAAATGCTATAAATGAAAGATCTTCTGAATTTATCATTTTGCCATTAAACTCTTTTCTAAGTCCTACCAACGTAACTGCAAATGTAGCAACACCAAACACAATACTTAATACAATACTCACTGTTACCATCCTAAGCCTCTCTTCAATTCTGAATAACAAGATTATTTATTGCTCTTGTCATTCCTACATACATGACCTTGCGTTCGTCAGAATTTTTTCTGTAACTTGGTTCGTGCAGATACCAATTGCCATACAAAATCACATTGTCAAATTCTAACCCTTTAGATGTGTGGACTGTCAGAACCTTAACCTTATTCTCTTTAAGCATCTTATTCATCTCTTCAAGACTATAATCTGATTTCTTAAATGTCATGAATGGAATTCCCTCATATTCAAGTCTTCCTGCAATACTTTCAAGCTCCTTATTTGTTCTGACAAGGACTGCCCATTTACCATAATCATCTTTATGTATGACATTTATCACATCCATAAAAAATCTTTTAGGTTGAATGATAACTTCCCCTTCTCTTCCACTCTTGTATACAACTTCTTTTTCAATAATGTCCCCAGCCTGATGAATTACTGTATTAGCATAATCTAAAATTTCACTACCACATCTATAATTATTCGCCATAATGTAAGATTCCCATTCCAGACTATTGAATAATTTAATAAAGATATCAACACATCCGCCTTTGAAGCTAAAAATCGACTGCCAATCATCTCCTACTAGGAAGCAATTATCAGCATTCAAAGCTTCAAGAAACTCGTACTCCATATGTCCTACGTCCTGAAATTCATCTACAAATAAATATGAGATTTTGCCACCATTTTTACTAAAATGCGAGGTTGCTTTTGTAATGAGTTCATCAAAACTGATTGCGTTAAGCTTCTTTTTCATGCTTGTAATCGTTTCTGGGTAGTTCTCAACAGGTTCCAACTTCATTAAGCGCTCATACTCCTTGTACTCATCATAATTAAGTATATCTATAGAACGCTTTTTATTCGTCAAACCAAGTAATTCTCTGCTTCTCACTTTTTCAAACTCTAAATACTTTTTATAGCTCAGATATTTTGCATATTTCTTAATGAGTACGCTCATATAGTAATTTTTAGTTTCGTCAGTAAACAACTGATAGTCTTCCCCTGACGATTTTAAAATTGTATTTGCGAATGAATGTATCGTCCCAATAAACATGCCTGAACAGTTAACGTACTCAGAGATGCGTTTCTTCATTTCATCAGCTGCCATATTAGTAAACGTAATTGCTACAATAGAAGTTGATTCGACACCTTCATTTAGTAATCTGACAATGCGCTCAATAAGTACCCTGGTATTATGTGTCACGATACAGTTATCTGTCAAAAACAATGAGTCTGGTGAACTAACTTTTATACACGTCATCTCTCCATACTCGCCAGTTTTTCTTATACTCTTGATATATCTTCGTGAATAACTCTGTCCACTTTTCCATCGTTCTTCATGTTTTATACTAGTATGGTATCTATCACAATACTTGCTAGCCTTTATATAAAGTCTATAGCTCTTTTTCCCTTCTTTCTTTTGACCCTTACATGTATAAGAAGTTGCTTTCTCAGTAAGTCTTGCAGTACCTCCTAACGACTCTACTAAAAATTTAATATCTTCAGCCAATTGCTTAGAGGATGTTGAATACTCATAATTACTACCATTGCAATGTCCATCAGTATCAATCAATCCAGCCAGCAGAGAAAGTCTGTCTTCAATATTTGAAAATAGATATTGTTTTGGGATGAATTTGTTGTAAGACTTTTTGAAATTTAAGCCATAGTAATGCAAAAAACAGTTAAATAAAGATTGCTTTTCTGCTCTTATCTGATTTATTGCATAATCACAGCCTTGTATATGAACTAATTTTGCATTTATGTTCTTTAACGACGCATTTATTTTTTCAATAACATCAATTTCGTTATTTGAAAATGTTGACCTTTTACAGAAGCCTCTCAAATATCCATCTCCTAACAAAGCACCTAAACAATATGGATCTAAAATCAGAGGTTTCTTTTGAAAATTAAGCGGTTTACACATAGGTATATAAAGATTGTTCTTCATATACTGCCCACTTTTGATTTTCAATTTTTCATGCTCAATGATATAAGCTAGCGGTTTTGTGATAAAATTGTTTGCATTTTTATCTCTCATTTTCGATGTTTGATATGTCCACAAATGATCTTTGCAGCATTTTACAATTGACCCATCAGAAAACTCTATCTCATATATTTCTTTACGTCCTTGTGGAAATACACCTTGTATTTTATATACATTTCCATCAGAGCCAAAAACTTCATCTCCTATAACTAATTCTTCAATATTAACAAGTCCAAGTGGCGTTACAACTTTACTCCCATTCAAAAGGGCTTTCCCCGAGCCAGCTCCTGCATTCACGATAATTTTAGAAGCATTGCTGTTAACAATTGCTTCCTGAGTCTTATCTAAATTCATCGTTCCACCAATGGAAGGATTCCATTTTCTTTCAACAGGTCATAAATGAATAAGCGTCCTTTTTGAGTCCACTTAGTATTCACATATGCATGTGAAATTCCATATCGGTCTTCCTTGTATGTAGTATCAGACTCAACGTAACCTTTATCTGCATGTTTTGCATAAAGAATCCACTGTTTGTTAACTTTGTATTGTACGCCCTGCTCATGTAAGTATTTGTTCATGTGATTTGCAGTAAATCCATAATCCTTTGCTACTTGTGATATGGTCACACAGTCTTTACAATTTAGGATAATATCACAATAATCCGCTTTTGGTTTCAAGACTTCGATATGAGCTTGTTGCTGTTTATTTTCAATAGTCAACGCTTCACATCTTGCTTTTAAAATCTGTAAAGATCTTTGAATGATATAGTCAGGATCATTTAACTTGTTTTCCATTTGGTTGAAAGCTTGAATATATTTTAATTTCCATTCTAGCGCATTCTGTCCCGTAAATCCCATGACAAGCAATGAAAACCCATCTCTATTCATTAAATACATAGGCAGAACCTTGTTTTGAGATGATATATATGTTGTTTCAAAGAACATAGCTAGGAGAGCTGAATTTTCAGCTGTCATATTTTTTATTGTTTGAATAACATTCTTATGCAGTTTTCCAAAATTTTCAGCAACCTGCAAACTAGACACAACCATTTGATTCAGATTATCGTCAAAAAGCACACTGATTTCATTATCCATTTTCTTCACCTTCCTTCTATGACATCAAATGACGTGGTGGCTTCTTCCAGATCATGTCACTTGTATCAATACCTTGTTCTTCAAACTTTGCCTTTTGTTCCTCAATAATCTTTGAAGCCTCAAAATCGCTCACGTCAAGCAGAACTGCCATATCATGAGTATCAAATAACTCATCTTCGTCATAATGATCTGCTAACATCAATCTTAAAGTAACATGCATCAGTTCTAAACTCAGCCCTGCTTTGAACCCATCATCAAGATGCCTTTTTATAAATTCTTTTGTAATGCCGTACTTACTATATTTTTTATATAGAGAATCAATAACTTCATTCAAAGTCTTCATATGGATCATCACATCCGGTTTCGTCAACTGAATCTATAACTGTTTTTAATTTTTCACTAAAGTCTTCAGCCATCATTTTTAGCAGGTTTTCTTTAGCTTCCTCGAAAGACCTAAAACATAACGAAGCTTTTACATTTTGCCATACTGTGAGACTATAGAATGTCCCCTTTTCGCCTGCAGTAATGTACTCTATAACCTGTGCTCCTCCAACGTAAGCATCAACCACATTAATTGGATAAACTGTATCACCTATATTAAATCTCGTATTCATAATATATCCTCCTCTATTTGATTCCATCCAGATCATCAACTAATTCAAATATTGCATCATTGTCCAAATCAGCAATGCTATCAGCTTCCTTCTCTGTATATTTACTCATTGGCAGCTTAATCACTTTTGTAAACTTATAACACATGTTATATACCTTTTGATTTAACAATTTCCCTGCCTTGTCGTTGTCACCACAAACTACTATTATCACCCCTAGTTTTAGAAGCAGCTTCATCTGCTTATCATCAATACTACTTCCCATACAAGCTACAGAATTTTTATATCCAAATTCATGTAATTTCATAACAGATTTAAACCCCTCGACCAATATTACATAGCCTCTTTCAATTGCCTCTTTTTTAGCTCTTGAATAGTTATACAAAGTCAAATTCTTAAACGTATTACCAATGATGAAATATTTTGGTTCAGCTCCATCTATCGCCCTACCAGATATACTTATGATTGTTCCATCAGGTGCATCAATTGGAAAACATACCCTATTTTCTAATTCTCCATATAAACAGAATCCTATATTGAAGTACCTTAATGTGTTATCAGAGAACCCCTGATTTAATAAATATGGATGTGAATAAGGAATAATGTCATTTAGAATTAGCTGATCTACTTGCTTATATTCTGTATAAGACTTCTTCTTTGATAGTCTCTTCATCAATTTCAAATTCTTTCGTGATCTGATTTTTTTATCACTTACGACATAATCATTTGCTGATAATCCTAACTCACTACACAACCATTTCATTGCTGCTACAAAGTTCAAGTCTAATGCCTTTTTTACAACGTCAATTACGCTATAGCTTTTATTACATTCGCTGAAGCAATAGAATTTAAGGTTTTTATATTTAAGTTTGAAATTAGTACCGCCGTGGAATATACAAGGTGTAGCTATCCAAGAGCTTTCCTGCATCCATTCCATGCCCAACTTGTCAAGAATATCTGTGATGTATGGGTCTGCAGCTTCTATAATTGCTTGACTATCTAACTTCACATGATATTCCACCTACTTTATTACAATTTTATACCGGTTCTTGTATACACCGTCTCGTTGCATGATGCGACTTAGATACTGAATCTTTATACCAAGCATTTTGCACAAATCCTCTTTGTTATCAAATGATCCAACGCAAAGTTCATTGTCACGTAGATCGTAAACACAAAAATATAAATTACGCTTCATTTGTTTACAATCACCGCTCTTTTACTTCATATGATGCAAGAATCTCTTGAACTTCTTTACATTGCTGATCCGCCTGTTCAAATATTGCTTTGGCTTTGTTTGTACAGAAATTTATACCAAATTCCTCATCATCCATCGAAGGTCCATTACGATTTTCCTTGACATGTAAATAGGAGTCACCTCCTACATCAGCATCGAGATCTCTTGCAATTTGTTCTTTGTTCTTTTTTACAAAATAAGCAATAGTTGATGCAAACTGCTTGATTTGGTTACTGCCCCAAAGTCTCAATGCGCCCTCTTGCTTACTATAATCAGAAGTTTGAGCCATAGCTACAACGGCAATATTTAATTCGCCAGCTACTTTGTTTTTCAAAAAATTCGTCATTTTAGCTAACTCAACATTTTCTTTCTTGTTGTCACCAAGGTCATCAACCTTGAGATAATCCCAAAAGACGATTTGAATGTTGTTTTGTATGGTGGTTCTTTTTATTTCACTGTAAACTTCTTCATTCGCCCATCCAGAAATATATTGGTGAATAAGAGGGCTATTTCTAATCAATTCCTCGGCTTCATTGAATTTCTTAACAGCCCAGTCATATTCTTTGTACTTCCCTGTTTTGATAAAAGAGAAGTTAACCTCCATGATTCGAGCAATCAGTCTCAACGTGAACAATTTATCTGACAGCTCACTATCTATAACAGACATAGGAACTTTATTTCTTATACAGAGACGATATACGGCATCTGTGACAAACTGTGATTTACCAAATTTGGCAGGAGCTGCTAAGATAACAAGCTCCCCCTTTTCGTATGTGAAGAATTTATCTACTAATGGAAACCCAGTTGGGAATCCACAAAATTCTTTATGCGAATTTCTTTCAAGTTCCTCTAAAACGTTGTCTAGCCTTTCTCCAAGTAGATCCATTTTATGTCCTGTAGAATATTTTCCTTTTAATGAGAGGAATCTTGATTCAATTTCGTCAAAGATTTCTCTTATCGAATAGTTTTCTGCATTGCTTATATAGTCTTGAAGCCCGATTATCACATCATTTACTTCATTCCTGCAAGCACATCTGCAAATGTTATATACGTGAGGTTTTAGCATGTCGAGAGTATAGCCTTCTCCCATACCATATAAGGTGTCAAGAAAATCTACGCCACCTTCATCTTCAATAATCTTAAAATACTTCTTACTTGATTCCAAGAAAGCATAAACATCAAGAATATCTATCTCTGTTGAACCATCTCTAAACAATTTTCTTATCGTTAGATATAAAATCTTATACGCAGGGTGTGTGAAGAAATCTGGTTTAAGCTCCTTTAATGCCAGAATGAGCTTAACATCATTCATTAGTGCTCCTATTACAACACCCTCAGAGGTTACTGCTGTATACTCTACCATTTATCAATTCCCGATATTCTGCAAGTTAACATGCTTACCACTGTAAATCGCAAAGTAATTTCCATTTTTGCAACAAGTCACCAAGTGCAATACTCCATTCTTTTTAACTTCTTTAATGAAAGAGTTTATATTATCATTGTTGAGCTTATTCTCCCTGTAACGCATCGCTCGCACTCCCTTCAGGATTTTTGGCTTTTAATTCTGTGAACCACTCATCCCATCTATCCATGATTTCATTGACCATTTTTAACACTTGTGCGTATGTTTCTTCCATTGTTCCATTGTTGTTAATGATAAAATCATACTTGCTTTCGTCACCATCATGAGCCATTACTTCACTTTCATGAGCAGCTTCTTCATCATTAAGTAGCCCTGATGTATCTCTCTTTACAAGTACATTGATAAAAGGGTAAACAACATTCCATGGATATGGATGTAATTCATTTTCATATCTGACATCGCTTATAATAAAAACGTCAAATAAATTTCTAAACTGGTCTATTGTAAACCATGTCGTTGACATCCAGAAATCATCGTTCTCGTTACGTACATTCTCACCAAAGTCCTGTAAGACTTTACGATCTGTTCTTTTATCTACATATCCAAAATTCTTCATGCATATCATTTTTAGATAATCTGCATAAGCTAATAAGCACGTCTTTTTTTCAAAAGAGCTTTCTAAGATATGCTTTATCATAATTGCTGTAGTGTCTTTACCAGATCTTGCAGCTCCACTTAATCCAATTACTACATTGTTCATCAACTACTCTGACCTTTCATTTTTTATATAAACGTCTGTCGTGTAAGTACCGAGTTCAGCTGAATATGCTTCACTCTCACATAATACGTCGATATGGTTACCTGTGTAAGCACCTGTATCTTCGGCAATATATACATGCCCGTTAATCATTACCTGTGTTCCATAAGGGATAACATTTGGGTCTACTCCAATCGTTCTACCAATAGTAGGTGTTGCACCAGTTGCTGTAGCTGTGGTGATATCCATACCGTAATGTGTTATACGAAAGCTTCCTATATTGACCCAGTTTACTTCTTTTTTTGACTTTTTTTTGTATGCCTTTATTTTTGGTAATTTAACTCTCTTCGCTTGTTCTTTTATATTTGATACTGCATGTCCATAACTGAATGTTTTGTCCTCAAAATCACAAAGTCTGGTTACAAAGAATAAAGCTAGAAGAGTTATGATAAGTATGATTGTTCGTTTCTTATTCAGTGTCATAAATCACCTCAAATCTTATAGGATTTTTCAACCCTTGTTCCTACTCTTCCGTCAACGATAATCGGAGTCCTTTTCTCATAAACTGTGACAGTTCTTAACCAATACCAGTTATTATTGATATGTTTAGGGAAGAATAGAAATTTCTTTTTACTGCTTACCATTCAGAATATCTCCATATTTTTCTACAAATTCCATGATGCACTTCCACTGATCATCAACCTTTTGAAAATATGATTGTAGAGTCTCGTTTTCTCCAATATCTACCATGCTCATGAATCTTTTCACTAGCAAGTAAGGATTCATCTGATAAGCAATCGGCACCCACTTATTGCTAACATCTCGTATTTCTTCTTGTCCATCCTTTTTCTTTTGTTTGACATATTCAGTTGTCACGAACTGTTCAAGTTGAAACTTTCCTTTTCCATATTGCGTTATACGGAATTCTTCATTTAAAGGGAAACTGTAATATTCCTGTTTTTTATTTTCCATAATTACCACTCATCAGATTTTGTCATCATAGCGCTTAAATCAAGCGAATCATATGTTTTCTTTACTTTCTGAGTATTCTCCTTTCTTTCTTCAAATTTCCTTTTACGCATAATGATTACATCAATTCGATTTTCAACAGCACCAATGCCCCAAAAACCCTTCTGTTCATCTACTACTATATCCAAAGCGTACTCAATCTCTCCATATGTATATCCGTTATCATGCATATGCTTAACTGATTGCATCGCTTTAGCAAAATTCATTTGATGCTCCGCTAAATAGCCTCGTGGACACGTAATAGAGACTTCCTTAAGTCTATCTCTGAGATGGTCATATTCTGCTCTCTCAGAGGCTGGTATAACGTTCTGCTTTGATGTTGGGCACTTAATATGAATCATAAAACCATCTTTAAGCATCCAATTTGTACTTTTCCGGATGATACGCCTTCCACAGATTTTACAAATATCTGCCATAATTTATCACTTCCTTTATAAAGAAAGGGTAGAAAACATCTACCCTATGTCGTAAAAATTCAATTGTGCTTGTTAATAAATTTCTTTAATTTATTTGCATCACTAACCTTACTTACCTGAACGAATCCAAGCTCAGATCTCATGATGTCTTTAACTGCTGATGCCTCCATGGTCTTCAGCATGGCATCTCGAGTTTTCTTCACTTGCTCTCGCAAGATTTCAATATCTACTTCTTCCTTAACTGGCTCCTTCACTTCCTGTGCAGGTTCTTTCTCAAATTCTTCTTCAAAATCAGGCAACGTATCTTCGTTCAATCCTGTAATAATTTGTTTTTCTTCAACAATTACATTATTGTCAGAATTAGGATTGCTGACATCCATTCCATCATCCTGCATCTTTTGAGTGAATTTTACTCCTTCATTGAATGCAGCAAGAAACTTAGAAACTCCTTCACCTACATTGGTATAGTCAATGTAATTAGGCATCCCATATAATGCGGTCTTTAGCTTTAGCATTGGATGTCCATGGATCCACAACCTACGGAACTCTTTCTTGTCCCCATCTTCGTCTGTTTCATTCACAACCTCAAGATAAAGGATAAAATCACAATCGCCCATAACAAGATGTTTAATCTGATTCATTGCATCAGGGACAGTCTGATTGTATTTATCTCCTGTAGCCGTTGTAAGTTCACGGGATTTATCATGAGAAACAAAATTGACGATAAAGCCTAACTTCCGAAGTTCACGGATCTCATCAGTAATCGACTGGCCAACGATATTGTACTGATCTCCTTTTAATTCAGTCCATCCATTAAGGTTCATAATGTGCTCTTTTCCCATCTTTGCAGCTTCACCAATCGTGTCAATGACGCAGCAATCGAAAGGCAATGCACGACCTTCTTTAAGTCCTTTCTTTAAACCTTTCTTAAACTCAAGAAATTCCTTCCATTTATTAAACTGCATTACCTTAATATTAGGCACGGATTTAAAGCGATCCTCGAACCCACATGTGAATGTTTTACCCATAGTATTCATTAGAGCAGTCATGAAGGATGTTTTGCCAGCTCCATCCTGACCCACTAAGTTGAAGCTATAGTGATTGATGTTATCATCAATCGGCTTTACATCAAGCCCCCACAAGTCAAATACGTCAGCCATTAGTCAAACGCCTCCTCATCTACATCTGCAGCTTCATCTTTAACTACAAGCGACATGGAGTCTCCTATTTTCAGTTTATTAGCTTTTGAAAACAGCTTTGCTTCATCCTCATCTACGTCATCAGCATCTATTACTGATTTTACTACAGCAATAGCGTATTCTTTCTTCCCATTGCCACTCTGTAAACCAAACTCGTCTCTCGGAGGTAACTGATTGAAGATTCTACCACCAACAACAACATAAGCACCCTTTCCAAGGTCTTCCAATTTCTCGGCAGCTTCTCCTCTTGCAATAAGTGTTTTATGGTTTACTCCTGTTACTTCATTCTGATCCGTACCAGATTTATATGCATATGTTCCAATTTTAACTCGAATACACTCTTTTTCATCGCCAGCTTCATCTGTTTCTTTAAATTTTTTAATTGTTTCAATAAAACCCTTGATTGCGAACACCGATTTTTGATTTTCAACATCGTCACATGGATTTATGAAGAAAACATTATTGTTTTCGTACAATTTTCCTTTGTCATCGTCATAAGATTCACTACAAGATCCGATAGCATGAACCAAAACATTATTTGACTTATCATTTGCATCTAAGAAAATCTTTTTCAATGCTCCAAGTGTTACTTCCTGATCACCATATTTCAAATTTTCACGATCATACATTGTTACAGATGTGTAGTTATTTGCCTTACTATCCTTGATTGTGATAAAGGCTCTCTTCTTTCCTGTCTTATCATTTTTCATGATTTTAAAGTTACTTACCGTCCCTACTACTTCAATTCTGTTTTCTGTTTTTAGCATTTTTTACCTTCCTTTTCTTTTAATTGCTTCATATCTTTTTTGAACATCATATATGCAGAGTCAATATCGTGGCTATCTTCGCCCTCCTCAATGCAATTCTTGATGTTACAAACTCCTTCAGCGAGCATTATTCCATGCTCGTAACGTATGTCTCCTTGCGAGAACATCACCTCGATCGTGTCTAACACCGGAGACACTACCGCTTCAATGTAATTTCCAATCTTCATCCTTTTCTCCTTTTATCCATCTACAAATTCCGTAATTCTGGAAATTGGTTTTTAAAGAGCATTTCTGCTCTTATGTAATATATTAACACTATAAGACATGTTTATAAAGTTTAATTACAGCATCATAGTTGTCTGTACCTGCAAGCTCCAAAACTTCTGCAACAGTATGACCGTTTTTTAATAGGTCTACCTTTCCACTGTCTCGTAAAACTTTTACGTTTGTACCTAACCTTAATAAATCCTGTTCTATTGTTGAAATTGACAATTTAATTGAATTGGCTGTCCGAAACACATGATTTGAATACTTTAGCTCAGGGCGGGACTTCTTTCTTCTTGTTTCCTGCCACCTAGCTATATCTTCCATAAGATCTTTATAATAGTCTTTGTACATGATTTCAAACTCATCATCTATGTCTAAAATCAAATCTCCACGTCGGATCGTCCTCATATCAAAGTCAATATCAGAAAACTTCAAATTGATAATATCTGACTTTTTGAATAGATACGTATAAGATAGTTTTACCAATAACTTTTGCCTATACGTAACATCATGTCGATCCAGCATATTGTCAATGTCGGATCTAGTTAAGACCTTAACATCTTTGCCCGTATCGACATCTACACCAATGATGTTATTCAGCCCTAGATATTCTCCATAACATTTTATAGCTGAGCACATCAAGTATTCGGTCATTCTCAATTTTTCCTTGCTAGATATAAAGTCCTTTATATCCTGTTCTGTAACAGCTTCTGCTTTAAGCCCGTTATCACACATGTATTGATTAAACAACTTAGCAATTGTACCAAATCTTTTTGCAATGGTAGTTGTATATCTTTCAGATACATACTTGTCAAAATCAGTTATTTCATTTTTACCCACACATTTCCCTCCTTTCAATATTAGTATCACTAGCATTTGTTACATTATTACATAGACTCTTTCTTTGATTCGTCTACATTTTACACAATTCTGGGGTATGTGTCAATCAATTTATGAATAATTTCCATTTTTTTCCATTTATGACAATATTTCATTTACTTTTTGTTTGTCACCTAGCCTTGGACGATACTCATGGTCTTCGTAATTCATGATTTTAGGATCAAGCATTCGATTTAAGGTCTTTTTATTATAAGAGTTATTAAGCTCATTGATAAACTGATATAAAAATTTATCTCTCGCCTTGCACTCTCTTCTTTTAAGTCTCAGTCTTCTCAAATCCCAAGCTATTTGCAATACATTTATAGTATTGATATCTTCTTCAAGCTTATGCAACAAGTCCTGTTGTAATTGGTCTAATTTTTTTATATCTTTTAAATTACACTCAAATTCATCTTTCGCAAGATAGATGATATCTTTAATTTCTGCCTGATAATCGTAAAACTCAAATCTTCCACATTTTCTTTTTTTCATCAGTACCTCTTTCTATCTTTGTTGGTTCTCTTGAACGATTAAACTACTCATAATTACTGAGACGTAGTCCGAAACGCTCTAAAAAACATGCTACATTTTTTGAAGTCATCGTATCATATCTCTTCAAACAATTTCCTCCACATACTTTTCTTATTCAATTTATCAGGATTTGGTAACTTTCTGATTTGTTTTTGTAAATAATCAAGATATGCATGTGTATACACATCTTTAGTGATATCATTGCAAGAATGCCCCATAATTTTCTTGACTGCATAATCATCAACATGATATTCATTACAAAGTGTTGCAAAGGTATGTCGAGTATCGTATGGGTAATGATCCATACCTAAAATGTCCATTACGGGATAAAACATGTTCATACGATAATTATTTACCGTATGTCTATTACAATCATTATATAGTAGATACCTTTTATCCCTTTCAAGCAAATGGACGATGTACGGTTTAATCAACGGGTGTATAGGGATTATCCTATTCTTACCTGCATGTGTTTTTGCACCACCTACCATATAATCGTCATCAAGGTGTATATCCTCTGAAGTCATACAGATAAGCTCAATTGGACGCATACCAGTATAGATATAAATTAGTATTAACTCACAAAATCTTGAATGACTTGCAGCTTCATATATTTTTTGAATTTCTTCCTTTGAAAATGGTTCGTGTTTGATTACATCTTGAGTAGTAGCTTCCCATTCGATATAGTCTGGATAACGTTTAAATGCATAATCATACCTTAGGGCATAGTCATAAATATAATTTAAAATACATTTCATATTACATAATAATGACCTAGATGCTCCTGCTTCCATGGCATTATCAAAGATGGGTTGTAAATCTCTTAAAGTGATTGTATTGATCTTCCTTTCGTACAGATAAGAAAATCTTCTGAATGCTGACTGATAACTACGTTGCGTACCTTCTGACTTTTTGATTATCTTTTTGGCGTACACCTCATTCCAACATTCCAAGAATGTTGGCGCATCAAATTGAAATTGTACTGCTATAGCCGTACTTGCATTTACGATTGTATTTATAGTAGTATCCCCGACGTTAAAGCTTGTGTTTTCTTTTAGCTCCTTCACTTTCTATACACCACTCTTTCCAGTCTTCGCTCAAAGCGATATCTTCATCGTAATCATTACATATTCTACTGAAGAACTCCAATTTATCACATGCTCTATTTAAAGCTGCCTGAAGACTCTTCACCTCATTCTCAAGTTCCTTAATTTCTCCATATTGCATGATTGTACATTCTTCTTTAGAAGTATCAGATGCATCTAACATCTCTATATAGTTCACCAGCTCTACCCATTTACTAATTGCATTACAATCTTTCCTTTCTTTGCAGTGAAATGGATTTGATGAACACATTACACAAGGATTGCATTGATTTAGCAAATCTGGAAGCCGATGCCCTTCATTAAGGTCAATACCTCTTTTATTTAAAATTTCACTCATTACCAATTCTCCTGTTCCAAGCATTAGCACATTTTTCATAGCCGTTTTGTATAAACACAGGCTGGCCTTTTTCTAATTTAAACTCAACATTATGTGTGAAATACACTTTACATTTTGGACAACCTATTCTATATGTAGCTGTATATATGCCATTTCCTTTATGGCCATTATCATATTCATAAACTTCTGCTGCTCCTCCACAAAATGGGCATTGTTTTAATTCATTCATTTTATTCACCTCCATATGCCTCCGGTAATGACATCCATGCAATAACTTCATTGGTTACATCAATTTCACCATTGGGTGTCATGCGCATCCATCTTTCATCTGGTGTAATTCTTGCGCACTGAACTACGCTCATATTCAGAATGTCATATTTTAGTGTAACTAAATAATCACCACTTATATAATATCCTTCTTTTTCAGGCAGTCTTTCTTCTACCGGTATCCAAGCATACTTATCTATCAATCCCTGCATCGTACTTTTGCAATATTCTTTGGCTTTTTCATAATCATATTCGGATGTGTAATCATCATCAAAAGAAAATCCTTTGGCCAATTTATACATTTCATCTTCATCATACAATGCATCGAATGCAACTTGATATTTATTCAATTCCATCACTCCAATCTATTCGTTGTCCACAATTTGAGCAATACATTGATTCATAATCATGTTCATAATCGTAAATCTCGTAAGTTTTACAAATCGGACAACGATAACCAAATTCACCACGATATGGCTTTTTAGGAGATGCCTTATTAACTAATTCTTGCATAATATCGACTTCACCGCAGTAAAAATCTGCAACTGTCCGTGGATGATAAAAGCCATCAGCTCGTTCATCGATGACGATTTTTTTATAGCAAGTAAAGCTTTTTGGTATTTATTCATTTTCTTCACTCCAATCTAGAACCTGAAAACATCTTTGACACACATTATCCTTTTGCCTACTTGATGAACCTTTGCCACTTCTAACACGTCTACCACAAACAGGACATTTAAAATCTGTATATCCACCTTTAGTAGCTGGTCTTTTAGGTGTTGCTCTATTCACTAATTCTTGTAGCGTGTCAATATATGACCTAGCTTCACAATTACAAACCTTACGTATTTCGCATTCATTACAACTATTTTTTTTGACACAAGACACTCTTATTAAACTATTTAACGCTTCTTGGTATTTATTCATTGTTCTAGCCACCCCAGTTCTTTCATTTGTTGATGAATCGCTTTATGTTCTTTTTCATCAAAACTAAGAATTAATCCTTTACAATCACAATCTGCATTCAATTCACATTGTTTGATTTTTAAATCAAAACAAATTTGAAAATTCACTTTTGTTTCTTGGAAGTATTTTGTGAAATATATACAATCATCGTATGAATCATCACACTCATACCCTAATTCTTTAAACATCTCTCTTGCTGTCTTGCTATTGTTTTCTCTATCGATTAACTCTTGCAAAATATCGGCATCACGTTCTTTCGTAGTAGCTTTATCTTCCCCATAAAAATCGTGTGGAAAATCGTAGTCATTATCTAATATTCTATTTAGTGCTTCTTGATATTTTTTCATATACTAACTCCTCACTGCCATCCGGAAAGCAAACCACAACCTGCTGTTTGTATGTATACGGCCGTCTATACTATTGTATTTTTTCATTATTATCTATTCCTATCGCTCTAACATTGCTAACTTTGTAAAAGCTTGGCAAATCATTGTGTTCTTTTAACCATTCTGTAACGCATTCAGTTAATTTTTCTGCTAGTTTATCTAAATCTTCACTGCGATAACCATAAGGCCAATCATCCGCTACTTCTCCTACCTCATAAAATGCCTGCTCTGACAATCTATCCAACATATACTCTGCATCAACAGTAAATGTGTAGGGTATTGCTTCACCAATATAAATAATCTGACCTTCATAGTATGGGTTACATCGTGCTTCACCCAAGCATTCTTCGATAGTATCAAACGTATCATTTGGCCACGGATTATTTGGATTAAAAGTCCATGTATACATCATTTATTGCACCTCCCCGCGATAGAAACGGTTTTCTTTAAATTCTATAAAATCTAAACTTGTTTCACATGAATCTGCATATGATTTAAAACTACCTTTAGGGTGTTCTTGGCAGGGTTCAAAAAGAATAACTATTTTCCTATACCATTTTTTCTTATCATCCCACACCCACATACCTTTTTTTAATTCTTCGAAATTTAAGGGCACAGGGTTTTCTATCAAATCACACATCGCAAAATATTCGTGTTTGTATTTATCAACTTCATCTTGAAGTTGTTTTGCTGTTTCTATAAGTTCAAAATGTTCTCTTATGAGCTCGCAGAGTACATCACAATCTTTTACAAACTCTTGGCTTTCATCAAACAGAACTGTATCGTCTGTTTCATTCTCCCTGCATACAGGACATGGTATTCCTTTTAAATTTTCAACAACACTCAATGCTTTTTGGCATTCTTCTTTAGTTAGTTTCATTTTCTTTACTCTCCTTTATTATTTTTCTATAAATCGCTCGGCTTTTAATGCATACCCTAGATCCATAAAATAGCCAAACAAAAATTCGTTCTGAGCCTTTGTTAGTTTTTTATGATTTGTAACAATATATCCACCATTGGATGATGGGTTGTGGATAAGACAATATCCTTTTTCATGGATTAGAAAATCTCTATATAAACTCATAAAAATTTGTTCTTCTTTTTTTTGCTTTCTTATCCATAAGCGAAAATCAGTTGCAAGGTGCTTCTTCTCTGTTATTTCACTAGCTGTTTGCTCATGAGTTCCAAATGGTGATGGTGTAAATACACCTGTAGGAGAAAGCCATCCAAATTCTCCTGCAAATTCGTTCTTTTTTTCTTGTACTGATACTGTAACTATAGGGATGCCAACTTTCTTAAATTCACAAAAGCATTGCTCATATTCTTTTCTGTCTATCCCTATTTTTTGCAGGTCATGGTAATTCAAATATTTGCTATTAGAACCATTCATCAGCATCACCATATTGCATAATCCGTATTCTGCAAAACTGTATCCAATATGGTAACATCGTGTGATATAATACAATCCATATTTTAAGTCAGGGTTATTCATAATCTCTATAAAATCTATATAATTTTTCTTTTTCAAAGCATTATAAACAATTTCAAAATAATAATTAAACTTGTCTCGCAAATCTTTGTCCATTTCTTCAACTTCTATTTCAAAACCATGCTCAATAGCATTTTCATAGACCTGCGGCCATGCAACAGCTTCAGCTTCTTCCATTGAAGATGCTTCAACTTCAAATTCTGTATTCAAAAATACCTTGACTTTATATTCCATAATCGTCACCTATCCCTCTTTCAATATCTATCAAGCATCCAATTTTATCAGTAGCAAAGCCGCTTAAAATGAGAATAATCCTTCGATGTAAATACCATACTCTTTCCTTTACAGTCCGTCTCCAATCAGTACCTCCTGCTGAGAAAGCTTCTGCTCAATGCTGCTAGTTAAATCTTCTTGTTCTTCTGCTGACATATCAATACAATATTTGAGTGTACTGTCATAACCTAGCGTTTTAAGTCTAATATAGCCAAGTTCTTTTTTACTAAACTGACATCCAATCAGACTTTCTAATTGGTCAATTGCTTTTTGATTTTCGTACACCGGTTCACTAACAATATTTTCACCATGTTGAAGAAGGGCAGCTTCATAATTTTCGTCATATCGTTTTAAAGCTTCCAAAGCCTCCATATAGGTTTGATTCGGTGCTTTATATGAAGACCTTTCAAACAGTATATATCGACACTGTTCCCAAGCATCTATCTTAATTAACAGCTTCTTACAATATTCTTTTTTCTCATGGAGCTCCTGTTCCATCTGTTTAATGTCTCTAATGGCATATTTCACATCACTATTGATATCAAGCTTTTCATAGAGACTATCAATTTCTCTGTGTAATTTGCTGATATTGACATTCAGCCCACGAATAGTAAGGTTCATCTTACCTAATAATTCAAACTTATCTGACATATTCTCCTCCATATTCTCCATAATAAAAGACAGGTTATTTACACCTGTCTGCATAATTCTGATTTAAATATTTCACTATATCACGCACATAATGAAATGATATTTTTCTATCATCTACATGAAGGATATAGCCATACTTAGTTTGTTCAATTTTTACATTATATCTCTTTTCAAGCATCTTCCTCAAAATATCAGCTCCATTCTATACAAGAAATTATCATTCATTTTAGATATAATTTCAAGTATTCCTATAAGAAAAACGTTTCCCTTTTACACACATATTTGTTGAACTTAATCTTGTCATCAGCAGATAGACACCTGCAAACCTCGTAAAAGGCCTTACACGATCCAGCTTCTTTAATACCAATATTCTTGTCACCATAATAGTAAACTACTCTGTTTTTCATCAATTCCGCATCTATACAATCAACAACAGTGCCAACAATATTATGTTTGGCAAGATTCTGCAGAATCTTTTTATCTTTGCAAATAATGACAGGCTGCTCATCCTCTTGTACATAGCACCGCACCGAATAGTCGATATCAGGGAAATCAATATCGACATCCTTAACGTAAGCTGCCCATATGTTATCCATAAATCTGGCGTATATAACAACTCCATCACTAAAGTATTTTTTTGCATTACTTCGTGTTACTTGCTTTAGATTAAGTTCTTCATCTACCTTTCTATCTATAAGTTCCATATATAATCCTCTTTTCTTAGTTCCTTTTTTTAATACTTATTTTTGCTAATTGTATAGCTAGTTTATATTGCTGTTCATAAATAGAGCCTTTATGTGTGGCTTCTACAGCTTTCTCAAATTCGTTAATATCTCCCCTAAAACATCCACATTTAACTTCAATTGAGTCAAATGTGTTGAAAAATGTTGTCGTATCATACCTTGAACCTATATGAGATACAGTTAGCACATCGCCTATATTTGTTATCCATGCATTACCAAGTATTATCATATTATCATATACTAATGCATTATCACACACAATTGCATTATCACACACAATTGCATTGCCACGTACAAGTGCATTATCACGTATAATTACATTATCATATACTAATGCATCATCTGATATCCACGCAGAACCTTTATGAGATAGATTTTCTTCTTTTTCTACATAACCTCCTAACTCACCCACCTTCACTTTTTGGAACGATTTGAGTGCTTTAATTCTGTATAGTTTTCTTCCGTTTTTTTCTATAGATATATTAGTCAATTCAAATTTCTTTTCCATTTATCTCGTCCTCTTTTCTAAAATAAAAACAGCTTTATGCTGTCCCTTAGCTTCCTACAATTTTAACTTTATATCCAAGTGCTTCTTCAATCTCATCCAAAGTCATTTCAACAGCCTCTTCACGTTCCCATATGATTGCCCCATGCGTGAAATCAAAAGGATTATCACTTACACTAATTTTCATAATATCATTATCGCTATCAGAACGTGAAGTTAAGTCATCATAATACTCTTCATCTAAATCAGTGGATAAGATTCCATTTTTGTGAAGAAAATATGTGCCATATCCGTTTTCCAATAATTTACAAATAACTCCATCTCTCAATTCACAAGTCATACCATTTTCAAGACTATTAAGACCTTTAACATCAAGTGTTTCAAACATTTCTTCTGTCCATGTAATCGGAGCATTTGTCAGTTTATATCCTCCTTCTATATAGTCAAATACAAATAGAATTTTTCCTCTACATTTTTCCATTTCCGACAGAAAAGTGTAACCATTATAATCCCTTCCAACCACTAAATCTCTTCTAACCTTCACCTGATCTCCAATTTTATATCTCATATTCACTTCCTCCTATTGTGAGCTGTCTCTAAAATCAACCCATGGCTTGTTAAGCTCAAATTCATGAATTTGATAAATGACATATTCCTCGGAATCCTCATTGCAAGAACAAATAGTATTATTGTCTAATTGATTTGCACCATTTTCCTTGAAAAGCTCATATATGTCAGCTTTAATCAACTCTTTCATCTGTTCATTACAAAACTGTTTATCTGTAGAAGCACATATAATACTGCTTTGAAACACACTGGTATCTTTTATGTACTCCTCAGTCAAAAGATATACCATTCTAGAATTCCAAGCACTCATTTAATGTACCTCCTTCCATCATGGAGCCAATTATAAAGCAAAGAAAACCATTTCTCTCCGTTATGCTTTTCACCTATCGCCTCGTCTAATGGAAATCTATCTGTCCACGAACCTGCATTACCTTTATTAAAATTATTGAACACAACCGTGTTATCTTCAATACTACATGTCAAAACAGATTGTGTACCTGTTTTATTATCTGTATAAGTCCCAACCATCTCATATTTGCTCATATCGTTATTCTCCTCGATTATATTTGCAGCTGCAAGTACATCATGCAACACTATCATAAATTCGCATTCATTAAGTTTGTCAATAAAATCGTGCAAAGACATCTTTTCTTCCCTGAATAAATCTTCATTTATATATTCTTTCCATTTTAAATTTTTCAGGTCAAATTCTACTCGAACCTCAAAATCTCCATTATCAGATGTTGTGTAAGCTAAAGGGATAACATCCGGAATTTCACTGATTTTACCATATTGTTCAAATCCATCTCCTTCATCACCAGAATATTTATTCAAAGCGATCAACAAGTCCAGATATTCCCTGTTTTCTACTGACAGCTCTTTCACAAAATCATAAAAATCTTCATATACTGCCCATGTATCATCAGCAGTCCTTCCATAAAAGTTGTCTAACCCTCCGAAATCCCATAAATTACAATATGGTTTCGCCCAAGATATATTACGCTCGTACCAGTTACATGTACAAAAATATACTTTCGCATGTTCAGTTAAATATTCATCTGGCAAATTTTGAAATGCAAATTCAAGCGGAAACTCCACCAGCGCTTCACTAAACCTTGGATGACGATAATAAAGCTTATTACCTACTATATCCATGGTATATTTTGGATTGTCCACATCAACATCATCTCCATGGATAAAAACATTTGTTCTTTCTGTAAATAACGCTAATCTCAATTTTTCTTCCATGTCAGCTTACTCCTTCCCAATTATTGATAAATTCAATAGCATCTGCATAATCTTTGTCCTTAATCTGCTTACACTTTGTAACATTATATCGTTCCTGCATAGCCTTCCATAATCCCCTATACAGTTTTCTTTGTTTAGATACATTCCCTGTTATGCCATGTACTCTTTCCATTACGACTTTCTTGACCTCCTCCCAATGCTCAGCTGAAAGGATGATAACATCATTTATAGTGCTCATTTGTTCCTTCATAACGATATTATCCTGTTCAATAGCTGTAACACGTTTAGAGACATTTTCGTTTGCTTGTACAATCAGCTTGAGTATTTCATTTGGATCTGATGGAAGAGCTGGCTTATTGACAGCATCATTCACAGTGAAATAGTGGTCAACAAGCTGTTCGTACATATCCCACGCTTTATCTGTGTCAATAAGCTTAGCCGCCATAAACGCACCCTTTTTAGTGTATATAGTTGTATGCGGTGCTCGTTTATCAACTAAGTCGATGTTATCGACGTACTCCATTGAGTTAACATAATCCTTAAAGAATTTTAAATCACTCCCTTTTAACGTATAATAGTGTTTACCTTCTTTATAGCGGTCTTTATGATTGTTAAAGTTTTGTCTTATCTGTTTTTCTTTACAACCATAAGCTTCTGCTATTTGTTTTGTTGTCAAAACCCTCTCATTATTCCAAACGAGAGGTTTTATTTCATTTGACTTCATATGAATACCTTCTTTCCTTTTTATTTTAAAACACCCCTATTTCTGTTATACTTAAATAAAAGGGGTGTAATTTATGAGCTTGGAACCACTAGAAATAGCTTTAAAAATCAATGGGGAGTCCTATGAAATTCATCGTAATGATATTTTAGTAGAGAACACCATTGGGATTTATGGAGAACATGAAGGGATTCCCATTATAGGATTTCGTCCTACTACCAATATTGAGATTGGAGATATCCTAACCAATTCGATGTCTCAGAAATTCCGTGTTTTCAAAATTTTTAATGAGCACTGGAATGGTAAAATCCATCAGCGAATAGCTTATGTTAATTTATTATAGCTCTAGTGAAAAGGCAACTTTGTAGTTGTCTTTCTTTTTTTAACTATTCAATAACTTCACTTTCCTCAAATCCCATTAAAACTTGAACAGTAGCATCAGCACGTCCTCTTAAAGTAGTCTTTACATTATCAGCATCAAATGTTATTTCCACTTCTCCATCTTCCAATATTTCTAATTTGAAAGCTTTAACATTTTTATAACGTTTCCCATCTATAACAAGTGCATCGAGCACAGTTAATTTAAAAAAATGAATTTCCATTAAAAATCACTCCTTTTATTTTGATTATCGTGTATAAAATACACCATATTCCTTTTCGATTCGTATAGTAAGACCGTCAGTATCAAATAACCATTTTGCTTCCTCGGCAGTTACTTCGATTATGCATGTTAAATTAGCCATCAATACTTTATCGTACTCAGACGGATTATCACCAAACAAAATACTTAATGCTACATCGTTAGAAATAACAGGCGATATTTCAGTTTTTATGCAAAAGCTGCATCTTCCTTGTGTTGCCATTGAATCGTCTTCGTCATGGAAGAAGCATAGTTCATAATAATGTATATCATTCATCCTCTTACCTCCTACTTCACTTCCACATACCCATCTGTCAATCTACCCATCTGCTGTTTACAAGCAAGCTCTGTCTTCAAAACCTTGTTATAATACACTTCGCCTGTATATATCCAACACTTAAGGCGGAAACCGCCTGTCTGACATTTTGAAATAGATAAGCCACCGCCGTAATTATCTTTATATCGCTTCTTTTGCATCCCTTTGTCCTCCTAAAATTTTGAATACATGTTCTTCTTACCAACAAAACCATAAACCTTCAAGTTGCCCCTTTAACTTCAGAAGTTCACGCTTTGCTGATTCGCTAATGTCTTTATTATTCTTAGTATATAAATCTATCATATCTTGCAGCAAATCAATTTCCCGTCTGCTTTCAATTATGATTTTTGTGCCATCTAATTTCATCCTTTTACCCTCTTTCTATCCATCTCATGGCTATTTCACTCCGTTTTTTCTGATATGTTCTGCCATTTTTCCCAGCCAATCCTCGTACGCTTGCTTACCATAATATTTAACAGGGTCAACATCAAACCTCATGCACTCACTCACATAGGGGTCATATATTGCAGTGTCACCGTTTTCAGTCTCAAGAAATATCGTATCGTCTCTGTATTCACCTTCCTCATAATAATAATCACCCCATATTTCTACCTGCTGTTTAATCATTTTAAGCGTGACTTCTCTTTCATTATTCTTCATGACTTTAACCTTTCTCTTACATCAAAAGTACACCAATCATCATAAAATCCAAAATCACCAAACGAGATAGGATTTTCACAAAGGCTGATTCCATCTTTACAACCATACCAGGTACGTTCAGCGATTGTGTTACCCAATTTATCTTCGATCGTGATATTACGCTGTGAATATCCTGCATTATTATCTGCAAACTTCATTGCTTCACAAACGTTATCAAACTCATATGTAATACCTGAATGATAATTAACTGAATACTTGTTTGACACTTGTTCGCTACCCTTCATTTTGGGTTTCCTCCTTTTAAATTATGTCTCCTATGCCCTTATTTGATTACGCAATCGTCCTTATTACATCATTGTCTTCATTTAACTCGAATAAATTGAAAATATCGTGACCTTCTTTTGACAGATTCAAATATTCTTCCATAGCATCATAATCGTTATCTGCAAAAATAATTTCAAAATTATCATCCTCAATTTCTGCTCTATATGTTTTCACTTTTTCATCCTCCTTTCCCACTTAGGGAAGAGGGGAAGAACCCCTCATAATTACTCATTGCACTTTCTTTAAATTAGGACAAAGCCCCAGACCGCCATCTATGCGGGGCATTCTTCTAAATGCATCCCTGTGCACACAATCCTTTTTATTACAAATTGTACAATCACACATAAGGAATTCTTCATATGTCATTTTCCATCCAGTATTATTTACAAATTCTTCTCTTGTCATTTTGTTTCCTCCTTGCCACCAATGGCGAATTGTTGTAGAATGAGTATTGAAGGCGGCTGTCGTGGGTTAGCCTTCTTTTTTATATTGTATAATTACTGTATTTTTGATATAGTAGGGATGGAGATATCAACCTCCACCCCTTGAGCTATCTATTAAAAATCAATAGATAGCGTGGCTAATAGCAGCACTGCCAGCCATGAAATGAGAAGTGCCCTATTAGTCGTGAAGACAAAAGCCCCAAGTAGTACCGTGGCCGTCAACCATAGTACACGCTTTACGGGCTTTTTTAGTTGGTATGATTTTTTCATGGTTTCACCTCCTCACACCAACTGCAGATGGTCGGTTGTTATCCAACAAATCTGCATACGGCTTATGCCGTATCACAAGACAATGTAAAAAGTATTTTTGTAAAACATTTTTTTTAAAATGCTAATAAAACGACATCTTTAAAACAATCTAAACGAATTTTCCATACCGTTCCATCATCTCTAATTACAAGAGCTTCATTGTATGTTTTTTCTGGGCTTAATACCCTGCAAATATGATTCTGACATGGCTCTTCTTCGATATAAGCATATGGATTAGAACATTCTTTTACACTGGAAAGCTTAATAAATGTACAATATCTACTATTCCCTAAGCGGAAATATGAAGGCATATCTTCCCATTTAAACGGCTCTTTTTTTAATTCTGATAATTTCATTTATATTACCTCTTTCTTTTATTTTACATTGTCTTATGACACGGTACAAAATACCGTGCACAGCTCAATACCTCGTGTTTAAAATGGATTAGTTTAATAAAAAAGACTGTAGTTATTCTACAGTCCATATCCCTAATGAACATGTCACAGGGTTGTAATCAAACGTATGTACATGCCAGTGCCCATACAGCTCTGCTGATATAAGCTCTTCAGGTGCAAACGTTCTATACATAGTATTGCATTTAATCAGTTGTACTTCTTTCGCCATATGTGCATACTTTTGCACAATGGACTTCACAAGCATATACTGCCCGTTTTTGTACCCACTTGGTAAATTTTTCATTACTTTCCTACCTTCCCTATTCCTCATACCAGTAGTAGTATGTTTTCCCGTTTAGATCCACAAGGTAGTTTCCTTCCGTGCGATCGGTGTTAGTTACAATTTGATTGTCAAGTGTATGCTGCTGCCCACAATAAAATCCTGCTGTAAACGTTGCTAAGACTAACGTCACGAGCAGAAGTGTGAAGATTGCTCCTGCTTTTTTCATTTCTTTTGCGCCTCCTCCCAAAATGGGTCATATGCAAATGCGATGTCATACCACAAACAACGAGGTGGTATATTTGATTCAAAAATACTTACAAACATATGTTTATGTAACTCTGGATGCTCTGCATAGTATTCGTCAATGATTCGTTTGCTTTCTTTTGTTATCCTTACATACAGGTCACTGCTGTGATGGTCGATTTCTTCTGGTTTCATGACCTCAACAAGTCGCTGATACAGTGTTTTCATGGTGTTACCTCCTTTTTTCTCTATGTTTTTCTAACCTATAGCAACCGCCACCATTTTCCCTATATTCTTTTAGCGTTTGTTTTGCGTCTTTATATGTGTATTCGCTGCATTCGATGTCCCAACCATAACCGTAATTACTCATAATATACCAACAGTCAATTGTTTTTCTTTCATACATTTTTATTTTCCTCCTCTAATTGATTTCCCGTAATTCTTCCATTTGCTCAGTGGTAAAAATTCTTTCGAGCTGTTTATATTCCTTGATTACCGCAATATAAATTCTGTCGGCTGTTTTGCTATCTTCGTCATATCCAAATTCCCAACAAAATTCTTCAAAAGTTCCGGGGTCATATTTAGTTAAACAAGCTAAAATATCGTACTCTGTAGGTTTTGCGGTGGCTTTCTTTTCTTTTAGCTCCCTTCTTGCTTTTGCTTTATTTGAATGTGTCAAATATTCATATTGACATCTAAAACGCTTTTCTGCATATTCGGAATATGTCATTTTAGAAATTTCTGTATTATGGATAGAATCCCAAAATACAAACGACATCGAACAACGAGGAGAAGAAATGGTAACATTATAAAAATTCCTGTATTCTTTCTCTTCCCAATCACGATTTATAGTACAACCGCCAAATTCAATGGTACAAGTTGCTTTTGCTTTCTTTAAAAAGTCTAATGCTTGTTTTGTGTATTCGTTCATGCTGCTACCTCCTCCAAAACTTCATATAAAGATTCCATAATAGCTGGGATTACGATGTTATTTATACGCTTGTATTCATCTTCTGATTTTATAATTTCAGCAGCTGGATTTTTTGTATAATGTGCACCGCCTGTATAAACCATCTCGGCATACTTTCGCGCTATATAAAACGATTTCATCAATTCGCATATTTGCCAAATTTCCGAATCAGTAAAAGGATTAACTGGCAGAAATTCCTTAAATGTATCAAAGCCATTTTTTCGTCCACCAAAGAAAAGTCCATCAAAATGTTGGTGACTTTCAATGTCTTTTGATAATACCGGATTACGGTTATTTGTGTATGTTTCGACGTATCCGCCGCCCCAGTACCATTCACAATTCCATGTGGCCGCCTCAAGAAAATAGTTAATTCCGTCCTTGTCTTGACCTAACAAAAAACATTTCTTTCCAAACTTCTCCATGCTATATTTCTTTGTACCATCTAACATTCTCATTTTCCTCCTGTATTTTGTACTGGTAAAGCCATGAAACCTGTCTTATTCAATCCACAAAAAGCTTTTATATGTCTGCCTACTGTAGCACTCCAACCATCCCATAATCTGACAAGCTCGCCAGAATTAGAACGTTTGATAATTGGTGTGTTATAACTATATAGTGTTTTATTTCCTGCTTCGTCTCTTACCACGATAGCTTTGCCATAAAAACTCTTTTGATTTGTAGGTACTAATTCATACATTTCCATATTTTCTTTCCTCCTATTACAAAAGGCCAGTTATTCACCGACCTTGTTACTAATCCATTTTATACATGAGGCATTGAGCCTCTATTTTCAAAACTGCGTAGCTATGATATAATTGTTTTGCCCCTTTAGATTCACGAAAGGAGGCGTGTTAAAAATTGTTTTACTCATTCTAAGTACCATTTTTTGCGGAATAAGCGCATTCTGTGGTATTGCTGCACTCGTCCAAGGAAAACGGCACAAGTGCAATTAAGGCGCACGCCTTTTTATTTTCATAGCCATACAGGAATTGACTTTTCTTGTTATTTTATTTATACTGTCATTGTACCGATAGGCACTAAACAGTATCAGCAAACACCCTATGATTACCCTTTTTGGGAAAACCATCCACAACTTGGCAGGAGGATTCCAAGCGCTCACCTTATAGGTGGATTGCTTTATAGTTCGGGTTGCTGATTCGATTGTCAAAGAGCCAAATTCTTGAATCCTGTTAACGTCACAGGTTAGCGCCGGTACGATTTTTATTGATTGGTAGGCACGCCCGAATGGCCTGTTGTCTATCAGTTATAACGTGTAGGTTCTTTATGTCGACCTACTGACTGGAGGTTTTCACAAATGTTATTAGATAAAGTCAATCAGCTTTTAGAACAAACTGGTAAAACTAAGGCCGGATATTGTAAGAAAACTGGAATTTTCAAGCAACATTTTAATCGAACCTTTAACCAGAATGTTAAAGCCGTAAACTTAGTAAAGCTTTGTGAATACCTTGGTTATTCACTGGAAATAGTCGATAAGAACGGCAATTCAATTTCTACTATTTCTAGTGATGATTTTCTGTAAGGTTACCATCTTTGGTTACCTTACGATTACATGATAACCAATTTTGGTTACCTTGTCAACCTTTTTTCAAAACTTTTTTAAAAATGTTTTTGTAAAGGTTATTTCTGTCATTGGATAGGTGTGTTTGGTTGGTAGCCTTTATTGCGTCCTGTCCTTTGACACCTATAGTTTAGCAAATATCTAAACATATGTAAAGCTTTTTTCTAAACTTTTTTAAAAATATTTTTGTAAATTTGTTTTTATGCATTTAGCTTTCTATATATAGGCATAAAAAAAAGGATGTGAAATAATGAGTATAAAAGCCAAAACAAAAGGCTTTATTAAGATAAAAGGCATTAACTTGACTAGCTATGCAACGTTAAAGGGTACAAGTAAAAGTAACCTACATCAAAAGATAATCAAAGATAAAATATATCTTAAAGACTTAGTGGAGCTATGTTCAGAGTATAACTGTAGAGTATCAATAATAGACAATAGGACTGATAAAGAGCTTGTGTCTTACAACGAATATGACATTGACCCGACCATGGATCCAGCAGACAAAGAGGGCAAAGAGTAGCAGCAATAAGATATAACAAGTTATGCAAATGTTATATCGTGGTGTGATAGTGTTGTGGGAAGTAGTATAAAGTATAGTAATACTACGTATAGTCGCAAAGTAAACTTGGCATTTTATCAAAATTGTTAGTCTTAACATTTTTAGCAATATCACTAAAATTCAACATGATTGTCTCGGCAATGGCATCGGCAAGTTAAAATGCCTATTCTAACGACCGATGGGGGTAGTTTACTACCTCTTTTTTTTGTAAATCGTTGAAAAACCGCCCACCTAGTCAACGCACACAATATTCAAATTATCCTTTATCTATAGGCTTTTTCTCATCATTATAAAGGGGGGGGCATGTTTATTCCTGGTACTTTTATTCTCCTTCTTTCAATCACCTCTTTTACATATATTTTCAGGCTATTTTTCGCACGATTTTTCCTATGATTTTACCCTGTTTTATCCAACAAAAAAAGAGCTCAAAGAGAGCTCGAAAACAGTGATTTTCCTGTTGTATTTTTATGTTGCTTATTATGTTGTTTCGATATTGCACTTTATCACCTCTTGATGCTAATTATGCAGCAATGAACGATCTGTCTTATAATTGTACAAAAAAACATATAGCACCAACGATCTAATCTTAAAATTTGATATAAGCCTTCAAATGACCCGTTCAGCAAGCTTTAATCCCCTTCCCCTACCTGATACTCGTCTTTACCATATACTCTGCTCATACAGGCAAAAATAAGGGGTGTATCATAAAAATCACCCTCTTTACCAATTTATGATCGTCAGCTCATTTATTCAAACCGTTTCTATACTACCCATGAATTTTAATCGTATAAGCTTCGCAATTTACTTCTGATAGACAAATACTCACCAAGCATCCAAAAGTCTCTCAAACGGATTGATTCAAGGCTCATAATCAATTTAAAGGTCATACAACCAATCTCACATTTTATATATCAGTGAATATTTATTCTATTATCATAATAAATACACTTTTAATATCTATCATTCTCTGTCGATATAGACTATCCGAGACTACGAACGTAGTGAGTAAGGCTCGAACTTGTCTCTTTTATTATGAACGTAGTGAATAATAAAAAGACAAGTAAATATAAAGTCAAATAATATTACACTTTAATATTACTTATACATTTTACTTATAAAGGTTATTATATTATATAAAAGAAAGAGTATATATATAAATATATATACTCCAAAGAAAGTGAAAATTAGACTATTTAAAATTCAATACGAACGTCTCAAAGGCAGTGTCATCATCAGCGTTTTGAATCTTACTTGAATCACTAACCATTTTCAGTGTTATCTTACCATTTTTAAATTCATCCTTTACTTCATTGCTGACTGGTATGATCATCTTTACATTTAATGTTTGCAAAGGCTTTGGACTACCATGGAAACCAGTTCCTTCTGTTACTTCACAGTTAAAATCTCCATTAAAGTCATATTTTCCATTTATTTGCAAAATCACATTCGTGATAAATTGGGGATTGTATTCAGCATTTGAAAGATTTTTTAATTTTCCTGATACAGTTAAAAATGTTTCCCCATTCCTTTTTTCAAAATATGTAAAGACTCCTTCAGTATTTGACGGTTTAACTTCTTCTTGCCATTTTATCTTTTCAAAAGTAAATTCTGCTATATCTTTAACTATTACTTTTTCCCCTAGTTCAATTTCTTTAATGCTTTCATTTGATTTTTCTTGAACTTTTTCTTCTTCATTCTCTACCTTGTTTTGGGTATTATCATCCGTAGACTCTCCCCCACATGCTGTTAATCCTAAGCAAATAATCATACTTAAAACCGTGATAATCAACTTTTTCATAAAATTCCCTCCATCTATATGGGACATTATAACATCATTATCACATATTTAAAAGACCATGGAATCATTACATGGCCTTTTCATTTATCATATTCATCATCTGATCTGCAGCTTCGACTGCTTTTGACATTGTGTCATTGGTATGAATGTACCTGTTTGTCGTGTTAATAGAAGAATGCCCCATTACGTCTTTCAGCTCATTTATTCCCATTCCACTCCTGTAGGTTATTGTCGCAAATGTATGTCTGAGTGTATGAGGGTGAATATTACTTGGATCTAGTCCAGCTCCTTTTGCAGCATCCCTTACAATTCTGTAGATCGTGTCATCGCTAAGAGGCTTTGATTTATCGCTATTCGATGAGTGAGATATGAACATGGGTTCATCTTTGTCTCGGATTGTAAGTTTTCGTTTCTCGATGTAAGTCATAATATCGGCATACACTTCATCTGTAATACCTGCAATTCTAAGCTTATCGCCTTTTCCATAAAATGAAAACACATGACATAACTTCCCATCATCATACTGCTGCTGAATATTTCCAATCCTCAAGTTTATAATTTCCTCTCTTCTCATTCCTGTAGACCATAGTAGATTCATGATGATCTTGTTTCTTAAACCTTCTATTCCCTTTTTTGAACTTGCTACAGAAACCATTGTTTGAATTTCCTCCGGAGATAAAGTCTTGCAGGAACTTATTGCAGAAACAGCATTTTTATATCTGATAGCACCTTCATCAGTATCGAAGGGGTTGAACGTCATGACTCCGACGGAACGTCTACATAAAAACTTATAAAAATTTCTAAGTGCACACATTTTTTTGTTGATAGTAGATTTTTTCAATCCTTGTTCTAGCATTGACACAGCCCATGCATTAGCCATGTCTGTGTCTACATTCTGAATCTTGTCGATTGTCACATCTTCCAACTTTTTAACGTTAAAGAATTCAAGTATTGTACTCACATATACAAGTTTCGTTTTATCACTTAGTGTGTTTGTGTATCCTACTGGATTAAATGCAGTGTTTGATGGCACGTTGTTATCGTGCAAATTCAAATTATTCATATTTTGCTTTCTCCTTTTATTTACACTATTATTATATCATACATACGTTAGAATGTACATATTATATTGAGAGAAAATAACCTTTTACGATTATCAGGTATATAATATATCTAACATATAAATACCCTATTTTCGGAAGGAGGACAATGCGTTTAGAAAAGATTGAATACGTGAATTATCAGCACAAAAAGGGATCATCATTAGATTTTGCATCTATAATCCATCAGCACAAATTAGATAACCGAATGATGAGTAAGATTTTAAAACTTTATTATACTTTACAAGTATCAGACAAGTCAGAAATGAATGAGACAACTATAGAAATTTTGTATTTTTTAGAATATGCTTTTAAAAAAGTTGATTTATCTGAGCGGCAAAAGAAATTTTTAAAAATGTATATGAGCGGTCATACCTATAAAGAAATTGCTGACTATTACACAAAGGTAGATAATAAGGCAGTAAAGCATCAGTCAGTTGGAGAGACAATTCAAAGAGCAGTAGAAAAATTGATTTTAGAATTATATAGAATGGAGGCTTTAGACAGTAAATGCAATATTTCATCTATTTAGGCTCTTTGAAGATTTTATTACCAAGTGAATACTCACTACAAGAGCGCATTGATTATGTGGATGACCTTATATCATCACATGAACAATATTTTCGATTCCTGCTTCCCACTACCAAAGAAAATTATGCTGCTGATCTAGTCGAGCATCGTTTAAGCACTTTAGCATCGTACATCTTAGCTGCCGACAAAAAGGATGTTGAATATCCAGTACAAACATACTATGGAGAAAGAAAAGCGAAACTCCATGAGCCGAATTTCTGTAATTATGAATGAATTTCAAGAAATAACCTGATTTTTCCTTAAAATTTCAACATATATAGTGTAGGAACATTAAGGATGGTGAAATTTTGCATAAAAAGATTAGCAAAGAGCAAATAGCTTACATGGAAGACCAATTCCTCCAAGGGAGAAAAACATATACTCAAATAGCTATGGATTTGGCTACAAAATTTGGAATATCAGTTTCCAGTGATACGGTGCGGTATTTTGTTACTAGAAAAAAGAAAGTAAAACAGACATATCGTCAAAAATTGAAAAATGACGGTATTGAAAAAGTCCTCGTCTTATCTGATCTTCACATTCCATTCCAACGAGAAGACATATTGGATGTTGTAAAAAAGCATAAGCACGAGGTTTCAACAATTATTTTTGGAGGCGATGTAGTTGACTGTTATGCTGTAAGCTCCTTCCCCCACCTCGAAACAAATCCACTTGTATATGAGATGATGGAAACTCATAAGCTTTTAAAGCAGATTCAGGATATCACGCCCAACATTCGGAAATTCATGATAATTGGAAATCACGAACAGCGGTGGTCGAATTACATAGCAAAAAATTCAAGTGAGCTTAATACACTTCATTCTGAAAACATTCTGTATGAAATTGTGAATGGCTTCTCATGGCATGATAGGATCAAAGGGATTACGACAAAATATGATCCTCTTGATTATATTGTGATTGATAGATGGTACATGAATTACCGTGACATGATAGTGGCTCATCCTTTAAATTTTTCAAGAGTTGCAGCAAAGACAAGCTCAATGGCATTAGATTATTTTGTAGAACATGGTGAAGATTTTAATGTCGCTTTGATCGCACACACCCACAAGATAGCAAGCTGCTATAAGTATGGAAAATTGTCGGTTGAGATAGGTTGTATGTGTAAGGAGCAAGAATATGCTAATAAAGGGAAGCTCTCTTATACGATGCAATTAAACGGTTATCATTTGGCAGTATTTAAAGAAGGTAAATATGCAATCAACGATAGTAAACAAATTACACTTAACACTCGATAGGCTCTGCCTATCTTTTCTTTTTGCGAAGGAGGTGTAATACGTTATGGGAAGAATAGCAAGTGCTCCTAAAACTAAATACAGAAGAAAAAATAGACCTGATAGTATCAAAACGAAAGAAGATTTAATATTCTATCTTAATTCTCATGAAGACAGTGAACTGCCTTTCGTAGAAGAATGTTGGAATGCAGCCGTTATAAAAGCGACTGAGAATAGTAAGAAAGAAGTCTCTACAAAGAACATAATCACGAAAACTGCTGATGGTGATGTTATCAAAGAAGAAAAAACAATGAAGTTGATAACTGATCCTGTTAAGCAATATTTTAAAATGTGTGGATTGAATGTGTACAAGAAGAAAGCAATGGAAATCAAAACACAGAAACGATTAACAGAGCATCTTGATGAGCATGAACAGGAAATTGTAGAAACGTACTTCTCTGATAACTCTGAAAAGCTAAATGATGAAATAGCTCAATGGATCGGAAGCATAGTAAACCCGTCTGAGCGTGAATATGTAAAAGGTAGATATATCAATTACATGAATAACTATGAAATCAATGATGGCGCTGATAAATCATCATTGAAAGGTGTATTAAGCCTAGAACTTGCACTATATCGCATTGATGCTGATAGAGCTGCGGGAAAGTCTTCAGTAGTTGCAGAAGAAGAAAAGTTAAGAAAAGCTCTTAGAGAAACGTTTGAAGCCTTAAAATGGAACAAGAAGCAAAGAAATATAAGAGAGGAGCTTGCGCAAAATAAATTTACTGTATGGTTAGACAACATGGTAAAAGAAGGTGAATTTGTACCTAACCCTAAACATTACGAACCTGATGAAGTAGATTTTATTATTGAAACATCCATTGAAGCACAAAGGAAAATGCTTGAATGAAAAAGATGTCTCAAAAAGCTTTAAACAAGCTAAAAAAAGAAATTTATAAGGAAGCTCTAATCTATTATCAGAGTCATCCAGACGAGTTTTGTGAAGATGTCTTAGGAATCAAGTTAAATCTATATCAATGCATAATGATGAGGGCTGCTTTCAGATATGATTTTACAATTTTCATTATGTGCCGTGGTCTTGGAAAGTCATGGCTTTCGATGTTGATATTGGTCGTATTTTGTCTACTTAATCCAAATACATTAGCTGGTATAATCGCCCCTAGTTTTAGACAGGCAAAACAGGTAGTTCAGGAAAAGTACAAAGATAGTTTATGTAATCTATCCCCTTTTCTTCAACAAGAAGAAGAGGATTATAAATGTAGTGTTCAGGTTGCAGAAATTAAATTTTTCAATGGGTCAAAGATAACAGGATTTCCCCTTGGAACAGACGGAGCGAAAATCAGAGGGGCTAGACTCCATATCGTCCTTGTTGACGAAGCTGCCTATGTACCAAGGTTCATTTACGAGAAAGTTATAAAGCCAATGCTTATTGTAAAACGTGATTATAAAGTGGGGCAAAAAGAAGGTGAAGGAGCAAATAACAAGATCATATTAGCTTCTACTGCCGACAGACGCTCAAATTGGCTTTATAAGGTGTATGTAGAATGGACAAAAGCAATGCTTGAAGGTGATAATAAGCATTTTACAATGACACTTCCCTATCAAGTTGGACTTAAGTGTGGGCTATTGGAAAGAAGTAATATCGAAGATGCTAAAAACACGATGATCGAATCAGAGTTTGCAATGGAGTATCTCGGTTTGTTCCCTAGAATTTCTGAAAAAGCATGGGTAAATTACGATGACTTAATGAATTGCTCTGATTTACTTCATATTGAAACTAAAGGTGTTGATGAATTTGAATATGTAATGTCTGTGGATGTTGCTCGTATCGACGGTCAAGATAACACTATTATGATGGTGTTTAAACTGCATTGGTTTCCAGATCATGTGGAAGCTGATCTTATTTATATTGTCCCGTTGAATGGAGCAAGTTTTACAGAACAAGCTGCTCAGTTAAGGAAACTACTTAGAGTCTTTCCTAAAGTTATAAGAATTTTTATGGATACGATGACGATTGGACAGGGATTAACAGACGAGTTAGCGAAACACTATTATTGCGATTTAGAAGATGAATGGTATCCACCACTAATTGATATGAACGATCCAGTTGCAATGAAAAACCGTGAAGTTACTGGTGGTGTGCCAATTATTTATGGGATTAAGGCTACACCTGAGATAAACCATAGATGCGGATATGCTATAAAAAACTTTACTGAAAAAGGATGGCTACATCTTTATGCTCAAAACGCAGGAGATGATGAACATATGAAAACAGGTAGAGAATTTACTTCTGAAGAAGAAAAACTTTTAGAGGAAACCAAGTCTACAAGAGAAGAAGTTATGCTTATGGAAACGAACGGTGTTTATAGTGGTTTCGTTAAATTTATTTGTAAAGGAAAACGTAAAGACCGTTGGTCTGCACTCGGATATGGATTATACGGGATCCAGTTAATAAAAAAGGAAAGAGATGACAGAAATAAACGTGGAGAGGTACTAATTGCCTTCCATGCGCGATAGGAGGTATTATGGCAGATAAAAAAAACAGAAATGTATCACAAAAAGAACCTTTAGTATGTGGAATCGCATCATCTTTAGAAAATGAATATTCAACATATTATAAAGGCACTTTTAATTTTGACGGCAGCCCTACTGATTATGATTTGGAAGAAATGTTTTCCAATCCTCAAGATAATATTGCTGATATAGTTTCATATAGCAAGTATTGCTATCGCAAGTATGGCGTTATTATGCGATTGATCAATATGTATAGAGATTTTGGTTGTACAGCATTACATTTGGATTATACCGAAGACAATGAAAAGGCTGCAGAAGTGATAAAGAATTATAATAAGAAAGTTGGTTTAGTGCAGCTTGTAAGAGAAATGATATTTGAACTGGCAGAAACAGGCAATTTAGCTTGTTATGACAGAAATGGAAAGAGAGTGGATATCTACCCAATTGACCAAATAGAAGTAGTTCCCTATATTGTGAACAATAAGCAAGTCATAGCATATAAGATAAATCAAGACTATGAAAACAACGATTATGATTCCAAAACCCTTCAAAAGATAAGTAAAGCCTATCCTAAAGAGGTTTTAAAAGCACAGAAAAGCGGCAATAGAATAGCTATCCTAGATATTGATAAGGCGTATTTTGCTAAAATAAATTCTTCTCAATATGAGAAATATGGAATAACTGTTCTCCTTCCCGCTTTTGAAGACCTTGCGCATAAAAATTTACTTAAAGCAGCAGAAAAGTCTACTGCAACAGCAATAATTGATAAGATTATGCTAACACAAATCGGTGATAAGGATAATATACCTACCACACCGTTGATTCAAGAATACGATAAGATTTTACAGAACATGTCAGGTTCTATATCAATGACTGTCCCCTATTATGTTAATATGAAGTTCATAGAGCCTGAAACAGCCGTATTCGGAGCCGAAAAGTTTATCGAGATAGATAAAGACATCCTTAATACATTAGGTGTCTCTGTGTCCTTACTGCGTGGTGAAGGAGGAGGCTCCTATTCTGATGGAATAGTAAACTTCACAGGTTTATGTAAATCCATCGAAGCTGTAAGACAACCTATCATCCCTATCATCGAAGGATTATGGAAGGCAGAACTTAAACGAAACAAGATTGACCCTAGGTATGCCCCATCTTTAAGATTTGAGGAAGTTGTTATAGATAAAGCTGCCAAAACTGAATTGTTAGCAAAGTTATTTACAGAAGCAGGTTTACCATATGAACTACTGTATGAAGGTTGTGGTTTTGATTATGACCATGTTAAGTTATTGCGGAAGAAAGAAAACAGCGATGATACAGAAGACGTTTTCAAGCTCCATGCACAGCCTTTCCAAGGGCAGCAAACTGTAAATGACGGTGGTGCGCCAGAGAAAAATGAGTCCGAAAGAAAAACAGATAAAAGCAAATCGAACAACAAACAAGCTCGTCCGGAAGGCAAGAGAAAGACAGGGATGAAGTAGAAAATAAAGTTTTTAAACTTTTTTCAATAAAAAACCTGATTTTTTCGTGAAATTTCAACATATATAGTGTAAGAGCTTTTTTTATCACGAAGGTGGTGATAGTTACTTGGATCAAATTACAAGTGTTGATCTTACAAGCAAAAAAAATATTGAGATTGCTTCAATTTCTGACATAGATTTAATGCGGATAAAATGTTATGCCTTAAATGAAGGGGAAAATGAAAACGGGACGGTCTTTCCAAGAGATAAAATACTCAGTTCCTACAAAACATTGATAGACAAGCCTGTTATCATTGTTCCTGACAAATATGGTTTCCCTACTGGGCACGCCTTTGACTTTAACACAGGTACATTTAATGAAGATAAAAGAAAAAGAATTGGTCATATAACAAATGCTTACCCTGTAATCGTCAAAGACACACTAATAACCTGTATTGACGAACAAAAATTGAATGACAATAGCTATAAGTTCCCTGATGGGCAACTTAGAATTATTGTAGAAATGGTGATTTACAAGGACTACCTAATAAAGATCGCTGATGTTATTGAATATCTACATAACGTCAACGACCTTTTCTTTAGCATTGAGTCCCTTGTAATCAAAAATGACAATGAATGCGAAAAAATACATTTTATGGGATTAGCAGTTGTTGCAAATCCCGCATTTGTAGAGGCAAAATCAATAGAAATTGCGGAAAAGATCATAAAAAAGGAGGCAAAGAAAGTGGATTACGAAAAAGCGTATAATGAGCTGAAAGAAAAATACGATGCTCTAAAGAAACAACTTGAGTCTTCTCGTTCTGTAAAAAGCCCAGAAGATGAGAAGAAAGAGAAGGAAATGGCTGAGAGACTTGAAAAAGCATCTGAAAAGATTGCTGACCTGACAAAGGAACTGGCTGAGGTAAAAACTTCATGTGAAGCACTTAAAGAGTATAAAGATAAGTTCGAGGTTGCTGAAAAAAAAGCTATCGGCAAAGAACGAGCTGAGAAGCTGAAAAAACTTGGTGTTGAGAAAGATGAAAAAGAACTTTCTGAATTGACCGTGATAGAATTCGCTGAGTTGATTATCAAGGAATCAGAAAACTTCAAATCAAGTGATGAAGATGATGATATCGAAGTAGCAGAGCAACGATTCACAAGCCATGGCAAGAAGTCTGATAAGGAAATCTTAGATGAAGCCCTCAAAAAATTGATGGAGGAAGAATAATGTTACAGAAATATTTAGCAGTAGAAAATAGATCAGTACCAATTGGTCTTTATCATGTAAATGAAGATATGAAGAAAGGTACTGCAGTATATTTAAAATTCGTAGCTGCTACTGATAATGAGCCTGCAAATTTTGTACTTACAAAACCAACAACTGCAGATGAAGCAAAAGATTTTTTTGGTTTTGTAACTTTAGCAATTGAATTTAAAGAACACAAGGAAAGTTATTATGATATGTTGGACACGCTTGAGCCTGTAGTTTGTTATACAAGAGCTCATAACGTTGCTTTTAAAACCACTGAATTTGTTGGTGAATTAACTGTTGGAGATAAGTGTGTCATTGGACATGAATCAGCAGATGCAGGAAAAGTAAGAAAAGCAAAAGATGGAGAAACCGTAACTATGGAAGTTATGGAAGTATTTGCGGCTATGGCAGGTTACGAAGAAGCTATGGTTGCAGTGCGGATGTTATAGGAGGCAATATGGACAGTAAATTTACAAATGGGATTATGGAACTTGCGAATAAGTTAAATACTGGCGAGATTAGTGAAAATGATCCTCTTATTAAAAAAGCAGAAAAGGCGCTTAGTAATATGTATCGAACCAGTGATGGACAGATAGACATATCAGAAATCATCACTCAGTATCTCGAAGACAACTTCAATAAAAATGATATTACACAATTGGTTTTTGATATGAAGCATTTTAAGCTTGGTCAGCGCCCTTTGTTCAAGACACATAAGAAAGGAATCGTTGCATATAAAACTGCACCAGATTCATTAGTGCCTATGTCACAAAATTACGAAACTGAGGTAGAAATGTCATTTTACAATTTAGGTGTACATCCTACATGTTTAAAACGTGACTTGAAGACTGGTCGTGTAGACTCTTTTGCTACCTTAATCAAAGATGCAATGGAAGCAGTTGACATCAAGCGTATTGAGATGGTTTGGGAATTGCTTGCTCAGGTATATAATGCAACTTCTAATAAGGAAAATTATTTCAAAACAAATACCGTTAACAAAACCTCCCTTGACGGAGCTATCAATAGAGTCCGTAAGAAAGTCGGCGGCCGCCCTACAATCATGGGTGATTACGATTTGATGACTGAAATTGAAAAATTTGAAGAGTTTAAAGGTCTTGAAGAGGTTTATAAGGAAATTAAGAATTATGGTCTTTTAGGAACTTATCGTGCATGTAAGATGGTTTATATGCCTGAAATATTAAACCCTGTTACTCAAGAGTCCATTGTCCCAACAGATAAAATTATGGTCGTTGGACAGAAAATTGGTTATGCAGCTACATTAGGTGATGCAGAAACAGATCATAGAAACAACTTTGATGACAAATCTTGGGAGTATCGTTATGATAAGCAGATTGGCCATGTTGTAACAAAACCAGAAGGTTTAGCTGTAGTACATGTAATAGGAGAAGGAGCGTAAGTCGCTTCTTCTTTTGAATTGAAAGGAAGGTAATTATGAGTAATTTTGCAAGAATTAAAAACGTTTCCAAAGGACAGTTGATCCTTGATTTTGGTGCTGTTACACCGGGCAAAGAAGTATTGATTAAGCCAGAGGCGATTTTGACGATTAGTCATGCAGAGTATGAGTATTTAACGACATCGTGTAAAAAGATGTTTGAATTTGGTGACATTGACACAGTTGATGCTGATGGACTTGAAATAGTTAAAGCAAAGAACGTATATTCAGATGAAGATATAAATAAGATAGTTGCTTTAACAGCTGGGAAATTTAAAACGGCTATAGACAAAATTGAGAATCTGGATGTCTTAAAGGTCATTCGCCAGAAATCTATGGATGAAGGAAAAACAAAAAAATTCCTTGACGTTATTGATGAACGAATCAAAGCTTTAAACGGCGATGTTGTATTGATCTAAAAGGTGTTTTATGACACCTTTTTACGAGATTTTAGAAATCATTGCATCTTACATTCCAGACGATTATAAGATGCTTTTAACAACAGATGAAAGTTATGCCTACACTGGATGTTATAAAATGTGTGTAACACTGGGAATTGAAGATGCGCACCTATACACAGAAGAAGTAAAAGAAACTGATCCTGAGACAGGAAAAGAGTCTTACAAAAGAACCGGCTATTGCTCTTTAGATTTAACCATGTCTCAAAAATGGATAGCAGCCCTTTATTCTTATGAAGCTTATTTAGAGAGACTCCATGAAGAATTAACTAGAGGTGCTATCAATTTTAAATCACTGACATTTGAATTAAAATCTTTAGAAAAACAGCCTGAGCAAATCAACAATAAAATATATATGCTTAAGCGTTACATCAAAGATGAATTGGCTAATGCTCTTGGCGGCAAGTCTGTTGTAGGTATTGCAAGAAAATTTGGAGGTTAAGGATGGACAAGAATATTGTTTATAAAGAAACGATTCAACTGCTAAGCATGTTGGAATTGGTGATGAAAGATGAATCACAGTGGAGCATTATTAGGAAAAAAGTATTAGACATCGCAAATGATGTAAAGCGTATTGAGTAATGGCTATTGATTTAAAAAACATTGATCGTGTTGTCCGTCTTGCTAAAGAAAGTTATGAAGAAGTTATGCAATCCTCTTATGTTGCATCATATTTACGTATAGATGGCGTTGAAACTAGAGGACAACTAGTCGATAAGGAACGAATGACAAATACCAAAGAAGAGTATACAAAGACTATGACATGTATGGATGACGTTCCTATAAAACGTGGAAGCCTTGTAGAGGTAAAAGAATCTCCTGACGATGCTGATTATAGTCTCAAAGGCATTGTAATGACGATTCCTAATAAAACTTTGGTTGACTATTATTATACGACCTTAATGTTTAACAATACTGTCATTTGTGAACGAACACGCCCTATGATAGCACCTAATGGCGATACAATAGGGACAGAAGTAATTTCACAAGAAGAAATCCCCTGCTTCATCCAACGCATTTCAGCACGACAAAGGCAAGTTGATTCTGGTATAGATCGAGAATCAGTAAACGAGTTAATTACATTAAAGAATATGGATATAAAGGTAGACGATATTCTACGTGTTGGAAAAGAAAGATATAGAGTTATTGATATTGCAGAATTAGATCAAGACATTCTAACCTGCTATATGACTTATTATAGAATATGAGTACATGTCAACAGCTTATATTCAATAAAGAACTATTCCAACATGACTTAATGTTAAATTTAGACAAGGCACTTGAAGATGCAATCACTATCGCGTTTAGCTCACAAAAATATTTCAATGGCAACAGTTTTGAAAAAAATGAAGTATTTGGTGGATTTGAATATGACATACATTCCACTGATTTTAAAGCATGGATACTTGAATATGGTAAGGGTAAATATCTGGATACGTCTAACCCTTACTTAGAAGACTATAAAAATACAGTATATTGGAACCAAAAAAGAGAATCACATAATAATGCAATCCTATACAGAGGAAATGGAAATGAGTATACGCAGCTTGATTATGGTTCTGGTAATGGTTCATATACAACTACAGGTAAAGGCAATCCTGACTTGGAAGTTCCTCAGTGGGCACAAGGGGTTTCCCCTACTCCTTTTATTGACAGACTGTTTAAAGAAATATGGATATTGTTTGGGACAGAATCTAATGTAATAATAAGGGATATGGAAAATAGGATTCAGGATTATTTTACTATCAAGGATGTGGTAATAAAATAATGGTCGATTTTAAAGATGTATTTGTTCAAGCTTTCATTGCTTTGACAAATGACCAAAAGCTAATAGATCTCTTAGAGATTGATTTATCGGATGTCTCTGATGAAAATGAGCGAATGTTGAAATTACGAAAATCAATAATTGATGCATCCAATCCAGATGGTATTCTGACAGAATATTACACAAGATTATGTATTCATGAGGAAGATGGAAGTTATCAAGGGATGAATCAAGAGATTAGTTATTTAGCAGTTGATATACATATATCAAAAGATAAAAACGAAAAAGACCGAAGAGCCTTGCAGATTATGAGACGGCTTATTGAAGTTCTTGATGCTAAACAACGGCGAAAACAAGGACTGCCAAAGCTTTCTGTCGGGCTAATCGGTTTTAGATATAAAAAGCATTTTCAAAGCAAAAATCTAACCAACACAGGATGGGAAAAATATTCTGTGGTTTTTGAATACAGATTTTTAATATAGGAGGACAAATGAAGAAAATTTTTTATGGTGTCGGACAGGGTATCATGCGTGATTTCCGTGATAAAAAGAAGCTCATCACATTATGCGATATGCAGGATTTAACAATTGAATCAAGTGCAAGTCAGGAAGATGTTACTGGTGGTGATAAGATTACCCCTATTGCATCTTTTGATAAAGAAAAGGAAGTAAAAATTTCTGCAACTAACGCAACATTCGAAGAAAGAATGATGGATTATCTTGAAGGTGCAGATCAGACAGTTGGTACTGTAGTATTCCCTGGTATCATGGAACTGACAATCGACGAAACAGCAAAGGTAGTCTTGGAAGATACTCCGCTTGAAAACAGTATTATCATCAACGATTTTACAGAAGTAACAGGCGATGCAGCTGACGTTGAAGCTGGTAAATACAAGGTCGATACTGCTACAAAAACTATCACGTTCAGTGCTGACGATATTGGCAAGGATATTGTAATCTTTTATGAATACAACTCTAGTGCTGATACGTTAGGGTATGGTGTAAAACAAACTTCTATGAAGAAGCCGTTTGAGTTTATCTACAAACATTCTATTCATGATGAAGATTCTCAGATTGTTGGAACATTGGTTATCGTGATCTATAAAGCCCGCTGTACATCTGGCTTTAGTATCGATCCTAAACATTTAACACCAATGGCACCAAAATTTGAAGCTAAGGCACTAGACCCTAAGCGTGCTGACAAGCATATTTGGGACTATTTCTTGGACATGAAGAAGTAGTATGAAATTAACATGCCGACAATTCAATAGAGTTGTTGGCTTGTTTTCAATTATTTTGGGAGGTATTACATGATACAAGGACAGGAAATGGAATTAGAGTTAGGAATGCCAGTCAGTATATATGGCTTCTCTGATGGAATTCCTAGAGTTTGTTATCCATTCTATTTGGAAGATGTAAAAGAGTTGAATATGTATTTAGAAAATATTGATTGTAATAATCTATTCAATAATTTCTCTAATGAAACCAATTACGCTGCTATTACATGGCTCTTTCAAAAAAGCTTTCATGTCAATGACAAGCGAGAACTAAAAGCTCTTTTTTCAAACATAACAGAAGAAAACTTCGGTGACATTATGTCTGATATAAAAATGGTTAGTGGTATATCAGGTATGAATGTCGGTTCAAATAATGAAGAAGGCTTAGATTGGTCTACTGCTATCAGTGCAATAACAGTACACACATCTCATCTTCCTGAAACAATTAAAAAATTAACTCTATATCAATTCAATAATTTATTAGAGTACATAAACAAGGAAATAGCGTTTGAGTATAAGACAAATACAATTGCTTTATCGTTAGAGCCTTCAGAATATATCAATGATGAAGACTTCCCTTTATCACCAAAGAAGAAGGAAGTAAAAAAGAAATATACAACATTAAAAGACATTCAAGATATGAACTTGTTTTAGGAGGTAAAAATGGACGATTCTGTTAAACGTCAGTTACATATAGGTGTTGGCATGAATGTCTCTGACTCAAATCAGGGGCTAGAAAACATATTACAAAATATCACCGAATTCAACAACGGAAGTAAAAAGCTTGCAGAAAGTATGGCTGATATTGAAAAGAGCGTCCAAAAAGTCCTTGAAAAACAAGGTCTTTTTAGTAAGCAAACTCAATCAGCGAATCAGAGTGTTTCATCATTTGCAAAGAACATTAAAAATGAATATGATGCTAACGTTACTTCTGCAGTAACTGCACTCAAAAGGCTTGAAGATGAGTATGAAAAACTTCAAAAACAATATTCAAGTGCGAAGTCTTCAGGTAATGATACAAGCAAAATAGTAGCTGAAATGAAAAATATCGTTTCTGCAAAGAATCAAATAAAAAAGCAGGAACAAAAAATTCAAGAAGAAGTTCAAAAACACACAGAACAGAGCGAAAAGAAAATCACTTCAACGACTATTTCTGAACATAATAAACAAAAATCTTCCGCAAAAGAAAAATCAGCTTTTTATAAACAGATGGCAAATGATGTATATAAAAATGCAGCTGATAACTTAAGGAAAGAGACAGCACAGTACAAACAAGCGTTACAAGAGCGTGTTTCTTCTAGTAAGGCTGTCGAGCAGGCATTCTCTAATACTAAATCTGGATTAAACAACCAACTATTTAATACAGCTGTACAAATCACAGGTGTAAGACAACTGGTAAATGAGGTTGAAAACCTTGGTCGCGCTATTATAGATATAAACTATAACACGATAAACAATCAGCGTCTTATGGGTGATTTTAGTAAAACACTGAGAGATCAACTTAATAACAGCGCTGCAGAAACAGCAAAGAATACAGGTATCCTTATTACAGATGCTCAAGAAATTCAAGGTGCATGGATTCGTATAAATGAGCAGTATGCAAAGTCCCCTGAGTTATTAGCTAAAATCAGTGATACGACAGCCAAATTCATGTCTGTTGGAGAAATTGAAAATGCTGAAGATGCTGTAAAATTATTAAACTCTACCCTACTTCAATTCAATTTAACGGGTCAAGATGTAGCCAAGAATGCTGAACTTATCGCAAATAAATTTGCCTATATGGCTGACGTTACAGCAATGGGTACAGCAGATGAATATGCAGAGTCTATTGCTCAGATTGGTGCTAATATCAAAAACATGAAAGGTGATGTTGATGATGCAATCGCATTAACATCTATTGTTGGAGATAAGCTGGCCAAGAATGGTAAAGAGGCCGGTGCTGCAATCAAGACATTTAGTACCTATATGCAACGTGATCAGACACTTGATCTAATGGACGAGTTAGCGGATAAGTGGAATGATAATTCTGTTAGAATCCGTCAAGGAACTGAAGGTCTAAAAGATTTTAAGGGTACTTTAAATTCTATTGCTGTTGCATATAGTCGATTAAAGGCTGAAGGTGATGACCAAGGTGTATTAAGTTTAGTTAATGCTCTAGGTGCCACCCGTCGTAGAGATGCAGCGTACGCAATGCTGGATGCTATTTCAAGCAGTGAAGGACAGAATCTTGATTATTATTATGAAAAGATAGACGAAGCTGTTGGAAAAGGTAATTACCTTGAACAGCAGAATGAAGTATTGATGACATCTCTTAAGAAGCAGTATGCTTCTTTTGTTGCTTCACTGCAACAGGCAGGAATGGCATTAGGAAACTCCGGTATTTTAACTGGTGTTAATATTTTCATGGGAGGTCTATCAAAGGTTCTTGATCTTGTTAATAAGATACCTCAACCTGTAATGTCTCTCATAACAGGCTTCGTTACTCTAAAGACTGCAATCGCAGGATTGAATAAGATTGGTGAAATAACAGGTCTTACTGAAAAACTATGGCAGTCATTGAATAGTGGTACTAAGTCTCAAATTGAAGCTGCGAATGCAACTCGGCAAGCCACAGATTCATACTTAAATCAGCAAAAAGTAATCTTCACTACTGCAAGTAGTCAGGATAAACTTACTGAAAGTTATAACAGACAATTAGCCGAACTAACAGCTTATGAATCTGCTGTTGCTAAACAAAATGATTTATTTGTAAATGGTTCTATAGATGCAGATACATATAGAAGTAACCTAGACAATTTAACTGGTGCATATCAGCGTAATATTTCTGCCATTGCACAAGAAACAGCAGGATTAGCTGGTGAGCAAGGGGCAATAAAGCGGACTGAACAAGCTTTACAACAAGAAACACGAGCAGAAAACAGTAATACAGCTGCTAAAAAGTCCAAGCTTGCAACTCTTGTAAAACAAAAGGCCACAAGGACAGCTGAGAATACATTGCAGAAAACAGGTATTCTTCTGACTGAAAAAGAGACTATTGCCGATAAAGCATCTGCTATTGCAAAATCGTTGGTAGGAAAATTCACAAAGACAAACACGGTAGCTCATGGAGCAAGCACAGTAGCTAAAACTGCTGAGACAGTCGCAACAAAAGTTCTAACAGGAGCTATGACGGGATTGGGTGTTGCCATAAGCGGTGTAAAAGCCGTTGTCAGCGCCTTCCTCTCCCCTATGGGTTTGATAACTGCTGCAATTGGTCTATTCACTTTTGCTTCATCCAAAGCTGATGAGGAGTCTCAAAAGCTTGATGATTCTATCAATGATCTAAGCGAATCTGTTTCAAAAGCAAGAGAGCGTGTACAAGAGCTTAAGGATCAGCAGACACGTAGTGGGTTATCTGGCACTGAAGAAAAGGAATTATCATATTTACAAAGTAAGATAGCTCTTGAAGAGAAAGCCTTACAGTTAAAAAAACAGCAGCAAAATACAGATGATTATTTCGGTGGCTCAAACGGTTTTCTAGGAATTGGAAAGAAAGAAGACCAATCTGATATCATCGAGGATACAGTATCAGCTTTCAAGGATGCTCAAAAACAAGTTGAGATTTATTCATCCAGATTAGATAATGCGAAGAATAAAGCTAGTGAATTGAGGAAGAAACTTGATAACGTTGGTACTTTAGATGATGCAGGAATTCAAAAGCTTAATAACGACCTAAACCAAAGTTTGCGATATCAAGAAGAATTAACTAATAACATAAATAGTTCAAATGAAGATATGCTTACAACAGCAAGTGATGTTGTTTCGCAATATAATGCTTTAAAAGAGCTATTAGATAACGACCAATTTACAGGTAAGGGAAAAAAAGAAGCTGAAGAACTACTCTCTTACTTGGATAAAATATACCCCACTGCTGAAAAACTTGTTGCAACAGCAGGTCAAGGTGAGGACGCTATTGGTGGTGTGGCTAATGCTGCACAAATGCTGGCAGATAATGGACTTGATGAATTTAATAAAAGTGTTAATGAGGCTATAGTCGGAATCAATAACATGCAGTCAGATATCGAAAAATTGACATCAGGAACTGCAACAACAGAAGATTTAACACGTATGGCTCAGGAATATCAAGGTTTCGCAGAACTTATTGGAAAGTCCACTGACGAACAAGTCACTCATATAAATAATCTCAAAAGCGATGCACAAAGCGCATTAGTTTCTTCTATTGATTCTCTTATTGATGAATATAATGAAATTAAAAAAGGAATCGAAGAAAAATTAAAAGGTTTTGAAAAGCAGAACATCAGCGTAAACAGTGACGAAGTAAGAGCGGCTATGCAGGAGCTAGACCAGTGTAACGAGAAGCTCAGTATATTGCAAGCGCAAAAAGATATACAACTTAATGTCACTACAAACACAGATGTTAGTATTTCTGGTATTGTATCAGAGCTGAATGATGCAGTATCGTCTACACAAGACTTAATAAATGCACAAGCAAAATTAGCAGAAGGAACAGCTTTAAGTAAGGCTGAGCTTCTTAGTTTGGCTGACGCATATCCTGAACTCTTGACACAAGCCAATTTATTTGCTGATGGCTCAATTGAAGCTCAGAAAAAGGCTGTTGATGGTGCTCTAAACTTGGAGCATGACAAAGTTAATGGTACTATTGACGCTCGTATACAGGAACTTAAGGCTGATGAAGAGAAAATCAAACAACAGTTAAGTATTGAAAAACAAAAGTCTGATTTGTTGAGAAAACTTGATGTTGATGATGCGAATGCATATATAGGGACTGAAGAACAGCTTTCAGACATTATAAACCAATATAATGCACTTGAAGGTCAGAACCATACTGAAACCGAGAAGCAGAAATTAGAAAAATCTAAAGAAAGTGCTGAAGGACAAAGTAGAGTATCTTATGCAGCTGCTCAGAATATTAGTGATGCATCTATCGGTGCGGGCAAAACATATGCAAGAAATTTACAGAGCGCTGCTGAATCAGGCGCCTCTTCATTACAGGGGTCGGTTAATTCTATTTTATCAGCATTAAATAATGCTCTACCTAGCATTTCTGCTTTTGGAAGAAGTCTTGCAAATGCCCTATCTGGGAAGAAAGGTAGCGCATGGGATGTCGTTAGTGGTATCGCGACAAGCGTTGGAACTGCCATTTCCGGAACGGCATCCACTTTTCACTCATATGAATATTCTGGTAAATCATCTAAAATTGACAATATGTCTGTTTCTGCTTGGAAGGATAGTCAATACAAAAAAATTGATAAGACAATATCCTCACTAAACACGGAACTAGGACAAATTCATACAGCTATCGGAAATCTTGAAGCCCTAAAAAACTTCGATTGGAAAGACTTTAACACTAACCAAGGCGGTTCTGGAAATAAAGGTTCATCCGCTGCTGATAAAGCTGCAAAGCAAGCAGCCAAAGATGCGGAAAAAGCTGCTAAGGAAGCAGAAAAAGCCGCCAAAGAAGCTGCTAAAGCTGCAGAGGAAGAGCGAAAAGCAATTGAATCCATAACAGAATCTTACATTTCCAATGTTGAAGAACTGCAAAGCAGAATTGCAAAAGCTCTTAAGAAAAAATATGAAGAGCAATACAACGAGCGTAAAAAATTGCTTGAAAAAGAGCATAACGAGCGAGTAAAACAAATTCAAGATGAGATTGATCGCCTTCAGGGTAATACACCTCAAAACAAGAAGGACGAGCTATCAAAACTTAAAGATAAATTTGAACAATGGACAAAGGATGATAGTTCTTTAGGTAAAGCCAAGCAGAAGGAATATTTGGATCAGATAAAAGAGCTAGAAAAAGAAATAAAAATTGATGCTCTTGAAGAACAACTTGAGAAAGAAAATAAGAGTTTTGATGATCTGATTGACACAGAAAATGTAAACTGTGACAAAATTCTTCAAACCCTCACGAAAAAGATGGATGACGAACACCTGTATAAGGAAGCCAATAATCTCATTCGTAATGGGAAGATTCAGGAGATCACAGACCTACTCACAAAATATGATGCTCAATGGGATGGTTGGGCTACCCTTATGGGTAAATCAGCAGGAGAAATCATTGCTGAACAAGTCAAACTTGCTATTGCGAATTTTGTTGATGTCGTAAAGGGTTCTATCACTCCAAATGGCGGTGTTTATACAAATCAGATAACGGGAGGAAGCACAAGCTCAACAAGCTCTAGTTCGTCCTCAAATAAGGGTTCATCCTCGACTTCAAGTTCTTCTAATAAAAAGCCTGCAACTACATCTAAGCCAAAAAACAAGGCTACTGTAACTGTTACAGCAGGAATGACCTTATGGGACTTAGCACAAAAGTATTATGGAAATCCATATAAATGGACAAAGATACAAAAGGCTAACGGCAATGTTGACCCTCGTAAATTACGAATTGGCTCAAAATTGGTAATCCCTTTCAGGAGTGGTGGGTACACAGGTGACGATGAAGGCCTTGCCCTACTGCACAAGAAAGAACGTGTATTAAACAGCAGTCAAACTAAAGCTTTCGATAAGTTTGTATACGATATGCTGCCACGCATTACAAAGCGATTTTCTTCTGTCAATAGCAATGTCTCTAACAACAAAAGTATCCAGTTTAACAAACCCTTCGTGCAGGTCAACGTAGACAAAGTTGAACATAATACAAAATTTGATGAACGAAACAGTCAGGACAACCTCGATAGACTCATCAATAATACTTTAAAGAAAAATGGTTTTACTAAAAAATTATAAGAACTGGTTCTTAAAAACGAACCGGTTCTTTCACATAGGAAAGGAGATGGGCAATGGATAAACTTAAGATGGCATCATACGATGACTTTTATTTCAATGGACATTATTTATCTGAATTTAACGGCTATGTTGGTTCGACTGATGGTGGATTCAAAAAATATTCATTCTTGCCTTCTCGGGAACATATAACAGACCACGCACTCACACAGGATGGCGAAACAGAATATGCTTCAAGGCTTGAACCACGAGTGTTTGAAGTTCCAATTGTTTTTGAAGATTTATCCGATATTGGAATTAGACGTATTTCTGGATGGCTTAACTCCCCTACTTCTTCAAAGTTTTATTTTAAGGGAGAATCAATATACATTATGTGTACCTTAGATTCGGATGCATTTGATGCAGATACGATTACAGGTATTGATTCTGAATTGACTTTGAAATTTATAGCACATGATCCTCATTACTATTTTGATGACAATACGATTCACTCTATAACCCCTTTGAATACGTCTGAATCATATTGTTTTAACAATTATGCTAATGTCCCCTGCTGCCCCAGAATCACACTCAAGGGTACTGGAAATATGACAGTGAGGATTTATGGTGAAGATATGCAAGGGAGAGTAGTTGATAACCAATTACATGTTTCTGATGTATCTGGAGGTGTCATAATTGACAGCTATACAAAGGATATCTATTCTTTGACGAATGTGTATCTTACAAATGATATAAGTGGAAAATATCCACTTGTTCCCCCGGGAACATTTTATGTACAAGCAACATCCTCTGGAACATTATCAAATGTATCAATCGAGTACAGGGAGAAATATATATGATATTTGAATCAATTTTAATCACGAACCTTGATAGGAAGAGGTTGTGTGAATTATTAGATAATACAGACAAGACACCAAGAAATATTGAATTAAAAGAAACGGCAAATGAAATAAGTGAGCTAACTTTTGACTTACCAATGGATAACCCTAAATCCAAATTTATACAAAACGAAAATATGGTATTTGTGAATAATCAATACTATTTAATCAAAGAGAGCGATATTATATACGGTAATGATGGTACAAGACTTGTATCAGTAGTTTGTCGTCACCTATCATCAACCTTGGCAGACCAGTTAATATCCCATGATGAGATTGAACCGGTGCCATTAGTCAACCTGATGAAATCCGCTCTTTGTTATTATGGCGATACTCCAACATTGGGATGGAGTGTAGGAGAAATCACGGTGAAAGATCCTTCAGCTTATAGAGGTTTAGAGGAAGCTGATGAGAGTGTCTTCACTACCCTATCTGATATAGCTTCAAAATATGACGGTGTGTTGGAATTTGACAGTGTTAATATGAAAGTCAATATGCGTGCAGCTAATGATAAGACAAATCCTGTCGCTGTATTCAAAGCTTCTCGTAATTTGAAAGAGTTTGATATTAAATATGATACGTCAGAGCTATATACTCGTTTATATTGTTTTGGAGCTGAAGATAGTGAAGGAAATAAAGTTGATATCATGTCTGTGAATCCTACTGGACTTCCTTACATTGATAATTTTGCGTATTTTAAAGCTCTTGGATACACAGATGCTTATATTAAATCACATCCAGAGATGTTTGTGAGACAAAACATATGGGAGAACAGCTCTTATTCCTCTGCTCAGGATGTTTACAACGAAGGTAAAAAACAGTCAGAAAAATACTCAATGCCTAAAACAACTATCAGTATTACAGGAATCCATACTGATACAGCATTTGGAGAGAGACTTTCTGCATTAAAAGTTGGAGATTGCGTAAAGGTCTATAATGAAGACTTGGATGTAACAATTTTGTGTAATGTCTCTTCTATTTCATACACTCATGATGAATACTGGCTTATAAACATTGAAGTTACAGAGGAATTAGTAACTGATAGCATCGTCACTAATATTATCAATAGTGTTTCTCAGGTGGTAGACAAGAACACCAATACACTGATAGCAGATAAAATCGTTGGGATAATCAATGGTATCAATGCTCAATTAAAAGTTCAAAGAAATGCTGCAAAGAAAATCGAAGCACGACCGTTATTCATGGAAGATATCGACCCTAACAGTCCCCTATTCGGTGCTACATGTTGGGGAACGAATGGGATTGAGTTTTCAAAACGGAGAAGCGGTAACGATTGGGTTTGGGATACAGCCATGAATGCTAATGGAATTATAGCTACAGCTATAATCACAGGAATCCTGTCAGACCGTTTTGGAAAATTCTATTTAGACATGGATACAGGTGAATTGAGAATGAAAGATGGGACATTCACAGGTACTTTACAGGGTTCGGCATTTAATGGTGGTTCAATCAATATCGGCAATAGTAGTTTTCTTGTTGACGATAATGGGAATGTGACGATTAAGAAAGGAACCATTAGTATAGGAGGAAATTTTTCAGTTGATGCAGCTGGTAATATTGCTATAAAGAAAGGGTCAATAAATATCGGGGGAAAATTTATTGTTGATGCTGCAGGCAATATGAAAGCAACTGATGGAAATTTTACAGGTAATATCACCGGTTCGAATATAACTGGTTCAAGCATTGATGTTGATACTGACGTAACTATTGGTAATAACCTTACCGTTGGAAAGAATGCTGGCGCAACTAAATTCATTTACTTAAGTCCAGAAACTTATATCAGACGAACCACATTTGGTTTTGGTAGTTGGATACAAATGTACAGTAATTATAGATCAAGTATAAATGTTGATGGCTCTTCTGTTTGGACTTGGATTGGTGATGATGTTAGAGCGGGCATTACTGTCCCTGCAGGGAAATATATCCAGTTTGAAAATGGTGGTAATGCTATCCAAATTTTCCGCGAATTAGCTGGACAGACACGTAGTATTCTTCGGCCTGTTATAAATGGAGGAGCTTACATAGGAACAACAACATTCCGATGGAATACAGGCTTTTTCACAAATCAAATCACCGCTTCTGACTTGAAAGAAAAAGATGTTCTTGATTATGACATGAGAGCCTATGAATTTATCATGTCCCTCTCCCCTATCGCTTATCACCGAACAGGTGAAGGAGATACGGGTAAACGTATCCATATGGGTTTTGGTGCTCAATCCGTTGCTAAGCTCATTAAAGATTTAAACCTTGGTGACCTGTCCCTTGTACAAGCATCTATTGTTAATGAAGATGGATCTGAATCAGTCTATAGTGGTGAAGATATAGACGATTCTAAATTATCATGGGGGTTGAATTATATTGAATTTATTCCTTTATTGGTTAAGACCGTGCAAGAACAGGATAAAAGAATAAATGCTCTTGAAGATAAATGTGAAAAATTGTTAGAAAAACTCAAAGACCTAGAGGGTCTTTTTAATATAGCAAAAGAAGGTGAACAATGAACGTAGTATCAAAAATCAAACAGGTAGGATATGAAATAGTCCTTGATGGAGCTAAAACGATTGGATATCAACATTCGTGCAATCTGTATGTACAATTGACAATGGATCCTTCTAGCAGTAGTCCATTTAAAGATTGTGTTATAACTGCAGCTTGCAGTAGATGGGATTCTGAAATGCCTGATATATGTCCTATTGAAGAAATAGATAATAAAAAATATATCCTTCTAACGGAAGATGTTTTCAGAGAAGATGGAATCGTCAGGCTATCCATAGGTGGAATTAGTAAAGATAAGGTTGTTGTAACATCGAATATGTTAGAGCTACGAATTAGAGAATCGAACTCTTTTGAATCTAGCATTTCACAATCTGAGTCATATATGGAAATTCGTATACTGACTGCTATGAAAGTTTGGTATAAGGAAGTCGTAGACCCTTACTTTACAGCGAGTACGAAGACTTTAAATGACTTGATACAACAGACTAAAGACCATGAAAATACCGCTACACAGCTGCAACAGAACGCTCAGACACAGCAAGGACAAGTGACCACAGCAATAAATAATGCTGTTAAAGCCACAAGTGATGCTAACACCGCTGCAGCTAATGCAGATGCAAAAGCACAAGCTGCCAATACGGCAACTACTGCAGCAAACAAGGCAAAAAGTGATGCTGATACAGCTGCAGGAAAGGCAAATAAGGCAGCATCAGATGCTAATACTGCAGCTAGTAATGCAAACACAAAGGCTGGAGAAGCCGCCGCCGCTGCATCAGAAGCGAATGCAGCAAGAGATAGTGCAAATACACTTACACAGACAGTACAGCAAAAGCTTGCAAATGGTGATTTTAATGGAAGAACGATGCATAACGGAATTGGTGATCCTCCAGTTGTTTTAGGCAAAGATGGTGATACATACTTAAACAAATCACATGAAGGACAGTACTCTGAATGGCTGTACTTAAAAGATGGCGGTAAATGGATACCACTCTGGAAGACAAAAGGAAACGATGGTACAGACACCGTACCGGTAGGAGCTGGATATCTAATATCCGGTGATACAGTTCCACCGGGGTATAAAGAAACTACTCCTCCATTCAGCAATCCCAATCTGTTGATCAATGGAGATTTTCAAGTGTGGCAAAGAGGAAATGAATTTAATATAACTAGCAATAGGATGTATACAGCAGACAGATGGATTGCTTATATGAATGCTTCTGATGGATATGTGCCATATACTATAACCAATAGTAGTAGAAGGATGAAAATTTCATCAACCGCTGGTGAATGTAAGTTTTTGATATTTCAACATGTAGAATTGAATAATTCTATTATACGTAAAATCTTAGGAAAGAAATTGACATTGAGCGTGAAAATAATATCAAGCAATGCACAAGAAATCAGCACATCAGCAACAATCTTGTATAATTCGAGTGATAAACCATCTGTATTGCTAGCGAGAAAGACACACACGATTTTAGTAAACAAATATACGACTATAAAGATGACCTTCGATGTATCGGATGATGCGGATTTTGACAATGTCAAATCCTTACAAATTATTATCTCTTCAACAGGGATATCATCTGCTGTATATATAGATTATGCAAAATTAGAGCTTGGAGAGATTGCAACACCTTACATGCCTAGACCATACGCAGAAGAATCAATGTTATGTCAGAGATATTTTCAGCTATTGGATGTCGCAACACCAATTATGTATGAGTATGGTAATGATTCTAGTGGGTATGCATACTTAATTGAGCCTAGATTTGCAAAAATGAGAGCAACACCTTCGATAGCTTCCGATATACATTTTAATTATTACGATGGGGCTGGAAATAACGTAAGTGGAATTTGTGTTAGCGCACAGGCATATAACGGTTATTTAACAGCAAGGACAAGTGCTGGCGGGGCTAGACTACAAAATCATTGTTTTGGTGTAAAAATAGCAACAACGTTAGATGCGGAAATCTATTAAGGAGGGAAATATGGCGAAAGTATATGTTAAGACAGATGCAAATGATGTAATCACAGAGATTAACAGTGATATCTTCCTTCACACAGTAGAAGAATACACGTTGATTGGTGAAGGTAATGGAGATAGATTTGCTCATGCACAAGGAAATTATCTTGAATGTGGATTATTTGATGAACGTCGTAGATACAATTACAAACTGCATGATGGAATTGTTGTCAAACTGACAGAAGCCGAGAAAGAAGAACTGTTCCCTGTCTCTACGCCGACACTATCCGATATAGAATTACTCGGCCAGATGGCCACAGATGCCGAAATTGAGCGTATGGAGTTAGGACAGCGTATGACAGATTATGAGCTGATGGTCTTAGAAGGAGGAACATTAAATGTTTGAATCAATAAAAGAGCGTTACTTAAAAAACTGGGTAACAGATGCTCAGCTTGAACGCTATGTGATTTTGGGAGCAATCTCGCAGGAGCAGGCTAATGAGATTAAGGAGTTAAAGGTATGAAGTGGATACAGAAAGACTCAGATATAACTGCCACCAACGGGACTATAATTGATTCCCTAGATTCCGGCAGCACAAAGGATGCACCGAGTATAAATGCAGTAAACGAAGAAATATCCGCCGCCAGAATAGGCAGAATGTTTTACATATCTCACATACCCGGAGAATCAGTGACATTTGGAAATTATGATGAATGGGTAGCTGCCGGGAAGCCTGCAGCACCATCGAATTTTGAATAACAGGAGGAAAAGCATATGCACAAAATAACTATAAATAGTCGGGGGCGGATTTTACCGTCTCTTTACAATCCCGAAAGGGGGTGCAGGATGTAGTTTCCTGCACCCACAGAAGGGTGGTGTCAGCTATTTAGATAGCATGACAGGTGATGTATTATGGTAAAGCTACCAACCAATTTGACCATACAGCCAGCGGGAAAAGCAAAAAGTGATTCCCGTACCTTCCCGTATCCTATAAAGGTTATTTCAGGATATTATTCTGTTCAAGGCAGTGCCACTACGGGGTTAAGCGACGGAGAACAGGCAAGAAGATTTGCGGATTCACTCGCAGGTACAGAGGTCATGTTTGATATTGTTTTGCATGCCGATGCACGGAGCAGAATTATGGGGCATATGTACCAAGAAGGATCCTATGGTGAATTTTTATTTATGCGTTATAGCATTATCACTTTTTATACGAAACTGAATGGCGTATGGTCAGCAAGGGATTTATAATACATCACGCTATCAATAGCGTATTTATGTTTAAAATAACTTTAAAGCCTACAGTCACCAAAAAGTATGCTGTTCCAAGGCAACAATTTATGGCTAATCAAGCAGTTAATTTTACTGCTGCGGATATAGGTATGAATAAAAATGCATTAGCTAGCTCAGTAGGTATACGCTTGTTTAGTGGTATATCCTCAAATGAGGGATTTATGTATAACTTGTATTTATACACCAATGGGACAGTATCATTTGTTACAAATATTACACAATATCTGCAGTTTGAGATTGTATGGCAGGAATATATCTGACACCAACAGGAACAGCATCCGCTGTTTATGATTGAATTACCAACAAATTTAACAATTAGAAATGCAGAGCCAGTATTGGAAGATTCTAAGATTGACTCAAATCCAGTAAAAATAATCCAAGGTTATTACACGGTTCCAGATCCTTATTCCGGATTGTCAACACAAGATCAAGCAAAGCTGCTTGCTGAATCATTTAAAGATAATGATGTTATGTTTGACATTATGCTCCGTACGACAATGAAAGCAAGGATATGCGGACAGATGTATGCAGGCGGAAACTATGGTGGATTCTGGTTTATAACACACTATGGTGCTACTTATTTTTATAAAAATAATGGCACATGGGGGCAAAGGGATTTGTAAAGGAAGTGATCCAAGTATCTCGTATGGGCGTGCGTTAAACGCCCTTATGTGGAAAAGTTATAAAATTGACAAAATCCCCTTCTCTCTTCTTTTGGAATACGGGGGGGGAGCAACATTTTTAACTATATAAGATTAAAAACAGTCTTATTTTTATTTTGAACGGAGGAAAACTTATGAAAGAATTACTTACAAAAGTCACAAAACTAATCGACGTAAAGTCCATTATGACACTTGTTTTAACAGGTGCATTCGTCAGTCTCGTAGCGAACAAAACTGTTGACGGAGACAAGTTTATGGCTATTTATACTATGATAGTCGGTTTCTATTTCGGTACACAGGCAACTAAAAAAGAGTAGGTGCGATATGTGAAGGAATTAGAAAAATACATACCACTCATTATCACAGCTCTATTAGGGCTGATTGAAATAACTCCTATAAAGCTTAATCCGATATCAGCCTTCATTAGGTGGCTTGGAAAGAACTTTAACTACCACTCTGATAAACAGGCGGTAGAGCAGTTAAAGTCTCTCACGCAGGACATTAGCACACTTAGAACTGAAATAGACAAACTAAATTTGAAGGTTGATGGAAATGAGATTGATAGAGTACGTCAAACGATTCTGGACTTTGCTGATGCCTTACGCCACGGTGACAAATTTTCAAGAGAAAAATTCCATTCTATCGTAGACTTGAATAAGAAATATCATGACATAATCACCGAGCATGGCTTTACAAATGGAGTTATTGATAATGATTACAAATATATTGAAATGAAATATCAAGAGTGTCTAAAGGACAACTCTTTTTTAAATTAGCAGGAGGAAAATAACAATGAAAAAAGGACAAACTAGTAAACGTGGATGCTACCAAGATGTGCTGTTTCCCATGGAATATATGAACGTTACACAGGGAAACAATGGACAGTTCTCTCATATGGGTGTAAATGCACTTGATCTCGCAGGTAAGGACACAGGCCGTGACCTGTTCTATGCCCCTTTTGATGTAAAATGTGTAGCAACAGGTGATCGTAATACGGAAGGTAATGCTGCATTCTGGGAATCTACTCAAAAGGTACGCTTTGCTGATGGCACGATCGACTATGCCACAATCATGGTGCTACATGACAATTCCCTGTCTGGCATCTACCCCGGTGTACGTTATACTCAGGGCACTCAGATTGGTCAAGAAGGTACAGCTGGCTTCGCAACTGGAAATCACAACCACTTTGAGATTGCGAAGGGAAAATTTAATCACAAATACGACCAGAATAAATTTGGTGTATTTCATTTGCCAAAATCTATCAGCGCAGACAAGGCGTGCTTCGTAGACAATACCACTATTCTCAATGGTAATGGAATGAAGTGGAAGAAGCTGGCAGACGTAAAAGTATCTACAGCATCTAAGCCTTCCCCTACTCCGTCTAAACCAAGCAAAGAAAAGGTCGACCAGATTCTGCATGTTGGTAGCCACTGTAAGTATACAAAGAATACGATGACTGTCACAGATTACGACCAGCCTTCAGGTTGTGTATTTTTGAAGGAGATTGATGCTTGGGCATGGCCTAAACATTTGACTAAAAAAGGTAAGAATCAGATTCTTTATCTGAAGGATAAATGCTATTTTACAAAGAACTACTTCACCGTATCGAAGTATGATTCTGCTTCTGGTGATGTATACCTGAAAGAGGCAGATATGTGGGCACACCCAAAAGATCTTACAGAAGTTGCTTAATGACACGACCTTCATTCTTTTATTAGAGTGAAGGTCTTTTTTTTTGTGTGTATTGCATATTTTTCTCCGTTGATATATAATGTGTACATAGGATAAGCGTATCCAGTGTCAGTAACCTCTATTGAGGTTCTGTAGATCTAAAATATACAAGTCTACATATCGCCGTTGGTAGAAGCAGACTAGCTCTTTGGAACTAGTGGATCAAAAGAACAAATTATCATAATGGATTATAGAAAAAGGACGGTCGTTCCTTTTTTTTATATTTATTCAAGAAAAATCCCGTATTTGATGATTTATTCCCCACCTCATTGAATTTTGTGTAATAATGTTTATGGCAGCAAAGATATCTTACTTAACACCCAAATCCGTATCATATCTTCTTCCTAGCTGTCACTTCCCACCTTTGGTGGGATTTTTTATATTGTGACAGTATTCTTGTAACAATACAGTATAGAATATCTATGAGGTGATATACATGCTAGAGCAAAAGTTTCTATCTTTTGAAGTCTTCATGCAAAAGATGCGTTACCCATACAATAAAAGATTATGGCAGACCGACATAATGTATAAAGCAAAAATATGGAAAGCACGTAGACAGCACTATATGCAAATATGTAAGAAGTACAATTATGCAAGTGAAAAAGATTTGATAGACGATGAATGTATGAATTATGAATTACGAATGGCGTGGAATCAATATGACAATGGTCTGATAGATATTCATGAATTAAATGAAAAAGAAGCAAACATCAAGGAAATCTATGGAGTTATTTGGTGATAAGAAAAAAAGTTTTAGTTTTGTGTTGACACACACCCCAGAATTGTGTAAAATGTAGACAAATAAAGGAACACCTCCCCTCAACTCACAAATGTTGAGGGGTAAAAAATCACGTTCCATTTTTACGGAAAATGTAGACGAAGGAGGATATATTATGGAGAAAACAAACATGATTCACACAGACAAAAGCATTAGACGTCCATACGATTCTAAGGATTGTATGCCTGTTAAGAAAGGGCAAATACCTTTCACGGGATGCCGTCATGACAGAATGGCTTATGTGGACAAGGATTTCGGACGAGGTAACTGTCCTCTTAGCACTTTGAAAGACTTAATGTGATTCACCTTTTATTAGCCTGTTTGAGAAAGATTTACCTTGATGTGTTGTATTTGTCCATACAGCACACTAAGCCTCTTATAACAGGCTAATTTGAGGCGTATATCGTATTTAAACAGCTGTGGAGGATGTACTACAAAACTCCACAACAAATTGGACGGTAGCCAAGCGGTAAGGCACCAGACTTTGAATCTGGCATTTCACTGGTTCGATCCCAGTTCGTCCAGCCAATAAGATATTTCCGATTGACATGGCAATCAATGAATACCATTCCCCTCTCTTTTCATGACTGTACATCCCATGTAATGTACATATGGTCACATGTAACAGCCTCCCCGTGGCGTGACTGGTTAAGACAGATGTTACAAATATAGAGGGTTTGCCCCTATGACTTTAGACTGAACACCTCTCTTCGAAGTGTCCCACTCAGCCTTGTATATGGCTTAGCTTGGTGTCTGGAAATCTTCCGGAGGTCATGTTGTCGGAGATAAATACATTCCATTGATCCACAACGCCCAAGTACACAGTCATGGAAGCTGTGTATGTTTATTTGGTAACAGCGATAAGGAATCCTACGGGACTTATTGCGGCCGTGGCGGCAGGCTGAAGACCGTTCCACCGGGGTGTATGCTGAACACTTCCCCTCTATGGCAGGCGGTAAAGCCATCAGCAGCACGTCAAAACTGCCCGCTATCTGGGATACAGAAGTAGATGTGCTGCACTATATGACTCCTTCTTGAACTGACCATTCGGTTGTGAGATATAGTGGTTAGATTCCACTTGGAGTCACCAAATATGTAGTAATCACAAACTTGCGCATAGGGTGAGACACTTACAGGTTTATCAGCTGTAATACCTGTAAACTGTCGGCAGTTCGATCCTGCCTGTCTACAAAACAAAAAGTGGGTATCCTAATCTGATTGAATATTCAATAAAAAAAAGAAGCCTAGAAGATGGCACGTTTATGTTGATTATTTGCTCAAATACATTCAATCAGTAACGCAATGGGTAGAGATAGTAGTAGGTGGTAAGGCTATCACTGGCTTGTCAGATGTGGACGAAGGCAAAACCACTAGACAAGCCTTTTATTTTTGGAAAGGATGAATATATGGAATTACAAATGAATGGAAATAATTATGATAACCCCGTATCATTAGGATTTGGGAAAACAGAAAGAAAAGAATTAGCTGTTATCGAATATTCAAATCAAAGAGTTTTAACTACACAGCAACTAGCACAGGTATATGAATGTGGCGAAGAAAGAATCCGCCAATCATTTAGCAGAAACAAAGAAAGATTCATCGAAGGAAAACATTATTATAAACTTATCGGTAATGAATTAAGAAAGTTTAAAACAGAGTATCTAAATGATACGCAGTTAAAACATGCTAAAGAGTTGATGCTCTGGACAGAAAAGGGTGCAGACCGTCACTGCAAAATTCTGGATACCGATAAGGCATGGGAACAGTTCGATAATCTGGAAGAAACTTATTTTAAAGTTAAGGATAGTTTCAACCTTCCTCAGACATTTTCTCAGGCACTAAGGCTCTATGCTGATCAAATAGAAGAGAACGAAAAGTTACTATTACAGAATAAACAACTTGAAAAAGAAGTCGAACATAAAGAAGATGTAATCATCGGCCTTGTAGATAACATTGATACCGCAGAAAAACGTCAAGTCCTTAATCGTGTTGTTAGATTCAAAGGAGCTGATTACAGAGAAAGGTATGCAGAACTATACAAACAGTTCGAAATGAAATATCACATCAATCTAAAATTACGAGTTGATAAATACAATCGTGAAAACAAGCCAAAAGTAAGAAACAAGATTGATTACATTGACAAAGTCATGAATAAAATCCCTGAATTATATGAGATAGCATGTAAGTTGTACGAAAATGATGTTAAAGCTTTATGTGAAGAGATGTATGGTATACAAATTGAGGCAGCATAAAGAATGGAGTATAAAACATCAAGCCGTCCCCGCAGAACATCTAAAGTCTCATCAAAGCGAAAAGACGAATTAACAGAGTATCGAGGTAAACATCCAAAATGTAAATTTTGCGTTCACTATAGATATAAGATTTTAGATTGCGGAGGTGAATTAAAGGAATGCAGGTTAAAAGATAAATTAGTATCATTGCCTGACATTCCAAGACCATTCTGTAAGTGGTATAAAGTACGTAATATCAAAAAGGAAGGTGAAGAAAGTATTTAATGGATGTAGAAGCTATCAGAAAAATTTTTAAAGAAAAGGCTTATTTAGGGCTGTCAGAGATAAAGACCTTGACAGGTTGTTCCACAGTCGAAGCAAGGCGCCTAAGAATAGAAGCGCTTATGACATATCTTCCTATTGACAATAAAAAGGTCAAAACAAAGGTTAGACTTGACAAATTCCTTGAATATTATGGGAATAAGGAGCTTTCAGAACTATACCATACAATGATAAACGGCACTGTCTAAGCAGTGCTTTTATTTTATAATCTAGAGAAAATCTAGAGACAACATGTATGAACTATAAAATGAATATTAAAAAAAGCCTTTATTCAAGGCTTAATTAGCATGGTATCGCGTACGGGATTCGAACCCGTGATACAGCCTTGAGAGGGCTGTGGCTTGACCGCTTGCCGAACGCGACATCTTTGTTTGCTTGACTATTATAGCATTATTCTTTTTCAAACGCAAGAGCAAATTTACATTTCATACAATTTGCTGAAGTGAAAAGTTAAATTCCACTTTCAAAGTAGCTAAGTAGAAAAGACTCTTACACAACAATCTAGTTGAATTTACACTTACAATT